CCATGGCAAAGGGTGGCGAAGACGGCCAAAAAGCTTTTATGGCTACCGTTGCTGCATTGGCTTCAATGGAAGATCCTATGGCGCAAAACGCAGCCGGTACCGCTCTTTTCGGTACCCAATGGGAGGACGTGCGGGCGAAGGTTATTATTGCCATGGCTGATGGCATAAAAGGCATTGGAGAATTCAAAGGGGCCACAGATTCAGCGGCCAAAGCTATGGACGATAACAACCCTGGTACGGCCTTAACATCGGCCATGCGCGAACTCCAAGCGGCCATTGGACCAGCGCTATTGCCCTTAGCTGAAATTATAAAAAATACTATTGTGCCTGCAATTAAAGAGATGGCTAATTGGTTTACCGATTTGTCACCAGCGGGGCAAAAGGCTGCTCTTGCAATCGTAGGCATTGCCGCTGCAATGGGTCCATTGCTAATGATCATAGGACCTATTATCTCAATTATTGGCAGTATAATCGGAGGACTTGGTGCAATGAGTCTTGCCATGGCCGGTGGAGCAACCGGAATAGGGATACTAACAACAGCTTTTCCGGCTATAGGCTCGGCCATAGCGGTGATTACAGGGCCAATCGGAATTGCCATTGCCGTTATTGCTGGCTTAGCAGCATTAGCGTTAGTCGTTTATAAAAATTGGGAGCCTATAAAGGATTTTTTCGGCAATCTTTGGAATGGTATAGCCGCCACAATGTCAGCTGCTTGGAATGGCATTAAGCAGGCATTAAGCGATGCATGGACAGCTATTACCGATGGGCTCTCTGCTGCGTGGGAAGGCATAAAAAACACAGCCGGTTCAGCGTGGAACGCGATAGTATCCGGTATAACCTCCACGATAACCTCTTTTGTTTCTAGCGCATTAGGCATGTTCACTGGTATGGGCGAATCCATAACTCCAATATTCGAGGGGATCAAAAACTACTTCTCGAATATCTGGGATATTATTAAAAACATATTCCTCGGAGCCCTCTTATTAATAGTAGACCTAGTAACAGGCGATTTCGAGGGGTTATCCACTGACGCGCAGGCAATTTGGAATAACCTCAAAGATGCATTCGGTCGAATATGGGAAGGCATCAAGCAGGGTTTTTTGATTGCACTAGATGCTATCAAAAACTTACTTGCACTTGCATGGGATACTATAACTGTCACACTAAAAACAGCGTGGGAGGACGTGAAAAACTACTTCGCTACACTCTGGGAAACCATTAAAACCACGGCAGCAGAGGCATGGGAAGGGTTTAAGACCACGATTATTACCACAACAACAACTCTTATTGACACAATAAAAAGTACATGGGAGTCAATCCTCGTATGGTTTACGACTCTCCCCGCAAGACTAAAGCAGTACGCGGTGGATATGTTTACGTCCATGAAAGATGGAGTAACAACAACAGTTCCACAGGTCAAGGAATCGATTATTGAAGGTATTCAGGGGGCCTTAGACTGGATAATTGATCTACCGTCAAGGATGTTCAGTTATGGCGAAAATATTGTCCAGGGTCTTGTTGATGGCATCAAGTCTATGATTGAAAATGTCGGTGAAGTTGTCGGAGGTTTAGCGGAAACGATTAAGAGCAAAATACGCGGTGCGCTTGAGATAAATTCTCCATCCAAGGTGATGATGAGGATAGGGGAGGGGGTCAGTGAAGGCCTTGCGCTCGGAATAGCTAACACGGTTGGCGAAGTTTCGCGGCAAGCGGATGCCTTGGCTGGCGCCGCGATACCAGATATTGATAATAATGGTTATGGTGGTGGCGCGAGTGGATCCGGAACAGCAGGATCTTCAGGGGGTAGCTCAATCGGTGCCTTACTACACGCTGATCAAGTAGTAATCGCCAACGACATGGATATCCAAGAACTAGCCAACAAGCTCGGCTTTTATTACCTGCAAGCAGTAGCGGCGAAGGGAGGGAGGTAATTGTTCAGCTTTAATTTTCTTGGTAAAGACAGCTTTACTGACTATGGGATTTTGGTCGAGAAGCGCCCTCCTATCCCTAAACCGCAGCGAAATATCGATTATATTGAGGTGCCTGGGAGAAGTGGAAGCCTAAAGGTAGATGATGCAACGCACAAAGACATTATCATCCCCATCCAATGCGCCTTTAAGGATGAAAACGTATCGAATAAAGCAGACGTAATAAAGGCTTGGTTAAACAGCGGAGAAGGTGCGCTAATTCTCGGAAATCAAGCCGATAAGTATTATGTCGCGCACGTTTCGGATCAGTTCGATATCTCACAGGAACTTAAGGTGTTTGGACAGTTTTTAGTCAACTTTCGATGCAAACCATTTAAGTATGCCATACCTAATATTCCAGTAACCCTAGTAAGTAGTGGCAATGTAACTAATCCAGGCACCGCAAATAGTGAGCCGATCATCGTCGTAAACGGCTCCGGAAATATAACCTTAACAATTAATGGTGTCAACGTAGTACTAACTAGCGTTGATGGATCTATAACTATCGACAGCGTGCTCAAGGACGCGTACAAGAACACGGTCTTACAGAATAGCAAGATGCTCGGTGATTTCCCTGTCTTGGTTCCTGGTGACAACGCAATAAGCTGGACGGGAACAGTTACGTCGGTAGAGGTAACACCAAATTGGCGGTGGATCTAATGATTAATCTCTACGATTCAAACGAGACAAACTTTAACCATAACGGCCTCGTGGTCCTAAGTGATTGCAAGGTCGCCTTTGTCGATGAGGAGCTAAACGGTAAACTCGAGCTTGAATTGGAATACCCCATCGATGCCCGTGGTAAATGGCAATATCTAGTCGAGGGCAATATCCTAAAGACTGACGGGCAGCTATACCGAATCTATCATAAGCGAAAAATCCTCTCTGGAATTAGAGTCAATGCTCGACACATATTCTATGATCTACTCGCCAACTTCGTAGAGAGTGCAACCATTGGGAGTCTGAACGCTGGCGGGGCGATGGGAGCCATACTCTCAAATACTCAATATGCTCACGGTTACACGTCGATGTCTGACATTGATACAGCTAACACCTACGAGGTAGATAAGCAAAACCCCGTCGAGGCTATCATGGGCAGCGGCGGGGTTATTAGTAGGTATGGTGGGGAGTTAGTACGGGATAACTTTACAATTAGACTATACGCTGCGCGTGGCGTGGATAGAGATGTCCTTGTATCCTATGGCAAGAATGTAATTGGCATTGAGGAAACGCTCAATATGGACTCGGTATGCACTAGGATACTGCCAATTGGGAAAGACGGTTTGTTGCTGCCGGAAAAATACCTTGACAGTGTCCTGATCGGTAGCTACCCGCACCCCATTGTGAAGTCGATTGAGTTTTCGGACTGCGAGACAGAGGCGGCGTTAAGGTCTGCCGGACAATCCTATCTTGCCGCAAACGAAAAGCCTATGGTTAATTACGCGGTCGATTTCATCGAGCTTACCAAAACCGTGGAATATAAGCATTACTCAATCCTCGAAACCGTCTACATGGGTGATACTGTGACGATCCGGCACACAAAGCTTAATATCGATATCAAAGCAAAGGTTATTCGCATCAAGAAAAACCTACTTACGAATCGGATCGAAGAGGTAGAACTTGGCAGCTTTAAGCCCAACCTCGCATCAAGTATAAACACAGCGATAAATACAATAAGCAATCAACAAGTCCAGGACAAAACGGATCTACAACAGGCAATCGACAACGCCACAGCACAAATAAACAATGCCCTTGGCGGATATGTGATTAAGCGAAACGGTGAACTGCTTATCATGGATACTGAGGACGTGCTCACAGCAGTTAAAGTATGGCGATGGAACCAAGGTGGGCTTGGATACTCGGGCACCGGATACAATGGACCATTTAGGACGGCCATCACGGCAGATGGGCACATAGTTGCGGATTTTATGGACACAGGGACACTGACAGCGAGCTTAATTAAGACAGGTACGATCACAAGTAAAACAGGAAAGCTAAGCATTGGGATTGACGACGAAGTTCTCAACATCGGAGGCAAGATTGTCTACGACGGTGCAACTGATCAGGTTACCTTTGCCCCAAGCGTAGTTTTGTCTTGGGATAACATTGGAGATTTACCAGACTTCGCTCCCACAAATGCTGACAATACATCGGGAGCCTTACTTGGTAATGGCTTTACTAAAATTGGAGCCAATTATGTCTATACGGGTATTTTAGTTGCAGACCAAGTCAAAGGTCTATTGCTTGAAGGTGTAACTATAAAAGCTGGTAAGATCGTAGGCATAGGTGATGAAGCAGTTCTTGATATCGGGAATTACGGTGGGAAAATAGATACAGCCTACGACACAAGCGCAGCTACTGGGCAACAAGCATCAATACGACTCAAGCCAGGTGGGCCGACTGGCGGCGGGTATATTCAAGCTCTAGAGGATGGCGGTGTGTACTTCTACAAGAACGATAACTCTGGAGTACCCTTTGCGTATATTCACCCGGATGGTACAACAAATTTACATTCCTCGGGTGAAGGAGGTGGTAGCGGTGTACTTAATACTTTCACTTTTGTAAGGGTTGTTCCGATAACAAAGAATTTAGCTCTTACTGGCAATACTTTTACAACCGTTAAGACAGTTCCTATCGTAAGAACCTTAACACTTGCGTAGGAGAGAAGGGAGAGATTTTCATGGGTTTGTATCAAGGCACTATGTATTCAGATTTAACTTCGATAGATTATTCTCAAATTAACGATCTTGTAGGGCAAGTTAAAAATGCGATTGTAGCTAATGTTCCATTCGTATCAGTCGTGTCTGACAATAATCCTACCGCGCCTACAAGTACTCCAAGAGTTGTAGTGCTTTCTTTTGGCGATTGTTCTCATTATTTAAGGCTGGATGCCGTTGGTACAACTGTTGCCTACATTGGCATTAGAAATATTGCAAATAGCGCCTATTTACCTTCTACCGCAAGTATTGTGTTACAGAACTTTGCTCTTAAATTTGTGTATGGGCCTAACTCTTTTGGTAGTAATATAAATCAATCAGGTACAGGCAATTGGATCTGGTATCTAAAAGGTAGTGATGGACATGTTTATTGTGGCCTAGGAAATAATTTTGTGTATTATTACAACACTGACGTAGCATGCATTATTAGTCGCCTTGGCTATGCACCATTAACTCCTTCAGGTGCGGCAATATTAACACCTCTTTGGATACTTAATGGAAGCGCTACAACTGGGTATGCTCAACTACCTATGTATAGCAGTTTTCCTGGGGTATCAGGCAGTTTTTATACTGATGGTACAAATTACTATTATTGTATAAGCACTACATGTTTAGTGCAGGACGGTTAGAAAGTAGCAGAACTCGCTAGCATTATCCAAAAGCCGTATAAGGCTTATTTTTTATGCAAAGAAAGGGGCGATCACAATGGAACTCGAAAAGGAAAGCAAACTCATGGTCTCGCAGCCACGGCAACCGATCGGTAAATCGCAACTCTACACATTGCTCGTGGATGCGACCGGAGATCCGGTACTCGACGTTGAGGGGAACAAGCAGGTTGTTGCACTGCAGTCCGTGGATGGTAAATTGCAGGTAACTGCGATCCTGGCTGCCAGCTCGGTAATAGCCGGTAAGTTTGGGATTGACCAGACTGCCGGACAGAATGTAGTGAGTTTTGGGGCTGCAGCACAGCCAGTTTCGATTACTGGAAGTTTAGCGAATATACCCGTCGAAATACAAGCATGTAAACCCGAAGTATCTTCTTCTCAAGATTCACAAATAGCCACAACTGCAAAGACATATGCCAGAGCCGAAGGTGCATCCCAAATAGAAGTGTATGTAGAGTCTGGATATGCTCGGGTACGTACAGATGGTCAGCCCTGCACATCGACTACAGGTGAGCCTATCGCTTCGGGCTTTGGATCTGCTTGGCAAACTGGTTCAATTAGTATTTTCTACGTGCAGGAATCAATAGTAACGGTGGTGAGTAGGTAATGCTACAGCGTGACTTATTTCGCAAACAATTTGCCGTAGCAAGCGATGTGATAGTGCATGATGTGTATGGGGTATCATGGGATAAAACAGCATCCCCGATACTAACTCGCACGGATTCAGCCCTCGGATTAGTCGCTAACGCAGGGATAGGCAATGGAGTAGTCCAAAACGATTTTGACAACATACCCTTATTTAAAGCCATCCACGAGGTAACGGACGATTTGGGGAATGTGTTTATACGTATACCCAAATTCTACATCCGGAAAACAGACAGTGCAGGACTTAAAACCGTGCAAGTTTGTGGGACAAAAAGACCTGGCTTTTATCGTCCGTGGTGCTTTTGGGACTTTACGAACGGCAAGGAATTGCCCTATATCGACGTAGGAAAGCACAAGGCATCTCTGGGAGTTGGTAATAAGCTAGAATCAAAGCCCGACTTGTACCCGCTAATTAATAAAAACATCGTTGACTTTAGGACTTACGCTCGTAACAATAATGTCGATGGGGCAAAAGGGTACCAACAGTTAGATACCCACGTTATCGATGTCCTGCAAACTTTGTTCAGGGTTGAATTCGCAACGTTAAATTCACAAGCAGTTATGCAGGGATTCACCGCTGGGCAATACACAGCCACACATTTGGCAACTGTGGCCGAAGGTAACACTAACAGAATTGTCTTAGCAAACGCATACGCAGACCTCTACCGAGTTGGTCAGGCGATTTCCGTCGGAACATCACAAGGCGGCAACCAGATATTCTATGGACGGACAATAACGTCCATAGATGTTTACGACGCAAGTAACAAGGCAATTAGCTTCGACGGCACCCCTGTGAATATCGCTATTGGCAACATGCTGTACAATACAGGGTGGAAAAACGGATTCGCCAGTGGCATAACAGCAACAAGCGGCAGTTTAGTTACTAACGATGGGAAGTACCCGTGCACCTACCGAGGTATCGAATCTCCGCTTGGAGACGTGTGGCAGTTTGTCGATGGTTATAACATAAACGAGAGGCAAGCGTGGATTGCTAAAAACGCGGCAGATTATGCCAGCAATGTCTTTGCTAGTCCGTATGAGCAATTAGGTTATGTAAACGGAGCGGTAGACGGCTATCCGAAGGAAATGGGATATGATCCAAACAACCAATTTGCCGAGCTGCCATCTGTAGTAGGCGGTGCAAGTACAACGTATTACAGCGATTACTACTACCAGGCTACTGGGCAACGCATTGCCCTCTTCGGTGGTTCCTGGGTCTATGGCGCGAGTGCGGGCCTTTCGTACTGGAGCTTGGGCAATTCCTCGTCGTATGCGAGTGTGGGCGTCGGCGGGCGGCTTCTTAAGAAACCTCTTTAGGGGGTTTGGGGGCGCGCACGCCTCCAATAAGGTAACGAGACAACAGAACATAGGGATATAGGGTGCATGCTTGCCCACTTCGGTGGTAACTGGAACAATGGCGCGAATGCGGGCCTTTCGTACTGGAACTTGAACAATTCCTCGTCGAATGCGAATGTGAACATCGGCAGGCAGACTCTTATTAGAAACTTTCAAAACTATTTGCATCCTATATTCCTCACCCCTTGGTGGAAATTTCGCCGCGAAGAACAGGGATTAGTAGGTTTCTCGAAATTCCCTGAGGCTAATAAGAAGGTAGGAATTTTGTGAAACGGGTAGGTTATCTCTTTGAAAAAGTGTGTGAGCTTGAAAATATAAAGCAAGCAATCATTAAGTCATCTCTCGGAAAAAGAAACCAAAAGAGGGTCAAGTATGTCATGGATAACATGGATACACATGCAGTTAAAATACGAAATTTGTTGTTAGATAAGAAGTATATCCCGTCTCCGTATGACGTTAAAACAATCCAAGATGGAGCCACGAAAAAGACTCGCACTATCCATAAGCCCCGATATTTCCCGGATCAAATTATTCATTGGGCACTAATGCTGCAACTTCAACCGGTGATCATGAAAGGTATGTATGAATTTAGCTGCGGAAGCATTCCTGGAAGAGGTACTAGTTATGGGCAGAAGATTTTGAGGAAGTGGCTGGATACCGATTATAAGGGTACCAAGTATTGCCTCAAGATGGATATATCTAAGTTTTACCCTTCGGTCGATAATGAAATCCTGAAAGAGATGTTCAAGAAAAAGATCAAGGATGGTGATTGCCTGTGGTTAATTGATAGCATCATAGACAGTGCCGATGGGTTGCCAATAGGTAACTATACAAGCCAGTGGTTCTCGAATTTCATTCTACAAGGCCTAGATCATTACATCAAAGAAAAGCTAGGCGTGAAATATTATGTGAGGTATGTCGATGATCTAGTTCTACTTGGAAGCAACAAGAAGAAATTACACCTTGCGAGGAAAATGATCTCCGAACACCTCAATAGTATAGGCTTGCAGCTCAAGGGGAATTGGCAGGTTTCTAAGGTTAGCGATAGGGATATCGACTTCTTAGGGTTTAGGTTTTTTAGAGATAAAACCATCCTGAGAAAGCGAAATGCTCTAAGAATTCGTCGCAGAATAAAGAAAATCGGCAGGAAAAGGGAATTAAGCCTTAAAGATGCTTGCGCGGTCATATCGTACTGGGGATGGATCAAGAGAAGTAACAGTTTTAACTTTTACAATAAACACGTTAAGCCAACGATCAGCGTTGGGCGTGCTAAGAAAGTGGTGAGCATATATGCCAGACGAGAAGCCATACGTTTACGCTCCGATTTTTGAGTTTGACCAATTAACGCAGTATCTTACGCAAATACCACCCGTTGACATGGGAGATCATTATTTTGTTGGTATTGCCGTAATGACAGCGTCTTCGGTTTTTGATGATGAGCTTGAGGATTTACTATTAGCCGAAATGGGGGCCTAAATAATGACGAGAGATGAGTTTTTAACTAAAATGCTCGAAAAAGGTAAAGTTACGCAAGCGCAAGCCAATAGAATTAAGGCAAAAGATTCCGCAAAAGAAACTTATCGTAAAGATAAAGCAAAGATGAACAAAAGCGAGATACAGGGTGTATTGGATACCTTATTGAGCTAAAGGCGTAGCCAGTTAAAGGGGATATATTTAGTGTGTAGTAATGTAATCGGTATTTGCGAGCACCTTCTGGAGTTAATCGACACGCAGGAAAGCACGATAGCAAAGCAAAATGAGATAATCGCGAGGCTTATGAACGAGGGTTTTGAGCAGGAGAATCTAATAAAGGTGCTGATGCGAGAACGCGGCGAATAAGCACCTTAACTACACCGCAATAGCGGTTATTTTTTTATGGGTAGCAACGATTAGAGGTGGAAAAGGCGGTGTGCTAATGACGGAGCAAGGGCTAATGTCTGATATTCGCGAGCGCCTAGCAAGGCTTGAGACAAAAATTGATAACTTAAATGACCTGAGCAAAAAGGTGGATGAGACAGCTAACAAGGTGGCTGAAATCGAAGCTCGGTCGAAGTCTAACACCCACCGCATTGATGCAATTGAAAAGAACCTAAACTGGCTCTGGCGTACAATCGTCGGGGCCGTTATTGTTGCCGGCATTGGGGCGCTGGCTATTTTTAAGTAGGGAGGGATTATCTTGCGAGCAGTCATCAACTACGGTCACGGTCCCAAGAACGTCGGCAAAGATCCGGGAGCCATTGGGCCAACCGGATATCAAGAGGCCACTCAAAACAAAGAGGTAGGCGATTTGGTTGTCGTTAAACTTAAGTCAAACGGTTGGAACATCCTAGCGGTCCAAGACGGTGATCTGGACGATGTCACCGACCAAGCAAACGACTTTAAGCCGGATGCTTTCCTTTCGATCCACGCTAACTCCTTTACAAGTCCAAGCGCAAACGGGATTGAAACAATAGCGCTGGCGCCTGGTGGAATGGGGGAAAAGATAGCCCGAGAGATCCAGCGGGAGTTGGTAGCGGACACAGGGCTCACAGACCGGGGGGTAAAGTTTGCTAACTTGCACGTACTCAGGGAGACGAAGGGTTATCCTGCGGTACTGGTGGAGGTTGGGTTTATCTCTAACCCTACGGAAGAGGCGCTGATGAAGCAGGGTGAGTGGGATGAGCTTGTAGCGTCGGCTATTTGCCGTGGTTTCAGTAGGGCGCACGGAGAGCCCTATATAGAGTGGAAGAAGGGAGTGATAGACGTGTCCTTGGATGTAGCAGTTTTGCTGAACACCAAGGAAGACTACTGGGCCGGTGCTGATGCAGCGGAGAAGAACGGTAATTGCGCGGTGTTTGTGCGGGGCGTAGATAAGTCGGTGCCCAAGGATGCGATGAGTGCTAAGAAGTTGATTGTGGTGGGTGGACCGACTACGGGACATGCGGGAGAGGTGTTACTGAGTGGACGAACTAAGTTCGACACGGCTGCAGAGGTTGGGAAATATCTAGGGTAGGAGGTTGTCAAAATGCCTAAAGTTGAAATACTCAACAGACCTGATGGGCAATTCGGAGCATACGCAGTATATTGTTCGGGCTGTAAAACTCATCACGCTTTCGATGAAAGATGGACATTTAATGGAGATTTTGAAAAGCCAACATTTACCCCCTCGATGCTAGTTAATCAACATCGTCCCGAAAGTAGATGCCATAGTTTTGTAACAGATGGAAAGATACAATTTCTCAGTGATTCATACCATGAGCTCGCAGGTCAGACGGTTGATTTGCCTGAGGTAGATTAAATTCGCAAGCGCTTTCCAAAACGAAAGGAATGATCTCAATGATTTTAAATATGAAGGAAGCCGTTAAAACGCTTTTTAACAGAAAACAAGTTATTATCCTTACTGAACACGATGAGAAACTTGGTGGTAAATTAATATGCAAGCAGGGAGGAAAATTCGCGGTTAAGAAACTTGACGGAAAAGAAATCCCTATCTGGTTGAGTAGTATGCGTTTTATTGGGCTGGATGGCTTTGAAGTAATAGAGTGCAAGGGGGCCGATGGAAGCTCAAGTATTTTGCTGGAAAACGGCATACCGGATGAAGTGAGAACTGGATTTAAACACTTAGATAATCCGGATAGTTCAGAAATACTACGATTATCCAACATACTCATAGAGCAGCATAACCAGTTAATAGCGTTATACAAGACAGAATTATCAAGGACAAAGAAGGCAAGTAAAATAAGTGATAGGCTATTATGGGATATAGACAAAGCACAAGGTAATTTAATGGACTTAAGTAAAGAGCTTACAAGCTGGGAAATGCAATATAAAAAGCAAAAGAATAAAGAAAATGGCAATATATGTTTTAGGGTTGGAGATCCTTTTGATTTTGAAAATATTGTTGCAGCAGAAGTTTTCAATAAGGGTAGGAGCGGCCTAAGTAGATTATTTAGGCGTGATCAATTTGAGGAATTTGCAATTATACAACAAAAAAATGGTGCCATTGGAATCTTTAGCGATTTCTGGACAGTTTATGCTGTAGGGTAATGGGCCGAGCAGGCTGTTTACCTGCTTTTGGTTTTGCCAAAATGAAAGGGGAGGGAATGGGTTGAATATTATACTCGCCCTATTGATGATCGTGGCTGGATTACTTATTTTGGGCGCGTCGAGCCAACCGCATATGCGGAGTCCTGAACACTCTAAAATTAGGCACCCTATGAAAATATTAAACGGGTAAACCTTAATAAGGATGCAGCAACCAACTCGTTACTAAATAGTTAATATAATTTATTTAACAAGGGAGGAGTTTAACCCCAATGCCAACGACATCGCCTGGTAAATTCTTTGTATATATAGGAGAGACTCATAAGGGCGCTGAAATGATGGGAGTTTTCCGGAGCAAAAAAGGGGCTATGGATAAGGCGAGCGAAGGGATGGGCGCTACCATCCTCGACAGGGATGCCATGAAATTTTATGACCATAAAGGCAGGAGGAAAACAAGGAGCTCCCCCTTGGATAGTTGCATTAAGTGGTCAGTGGCTAATAACTCGTACACGAAGGGTGCTGAAATGATCGGCATGGACAATCCTGATTGCATACCTAAGTGGAAAAAGACACTAGCGGAGATGGAGGAAGACTTTAGGATGTCTGATGATATCTTTGCTTCGAGAGATAAAATGGAGCACAGGAGAGCTGTAGAGAATGCACTTAGAATAGGCAAACCAGTTCCCTCGGAAGTGCTCGACAATTACCCAGAGCTTAATCATTTAGGTAAAAATTAAAAGGAGATGACTTGCATGCCGTCAGATTTATTCACAACGACATACCTCGGGAGTTATGCCGGGCTCGTGGCCGTGACATATCTCCTAGTCCAATTCTTTAAGGAGCCGGTCAAGAAATATCTTACCGACTGGTGGATCCGGCTCTTAGCCGTGGGATTCGCTCTGTCGATTCAACTTTTTACGCTGTACGTAGCGCAGAACTTCACGGCTGAAGCGATTGGGTTAGCCGTGCTGAATTCGTTTTTGGTTGCCATTACTGCAGCTGGGACGCACAATATAAGTCAACCTAGTTCGACGCAACCTATACCTGTTACCCTCAATACATTTGAGCCCATTATAAATAAAGCACAAGTGACTGACGTTAGCCCTCCTATTATTACACCTCAGCCTAGTACATCCACGGATAACGACCAAGTCTCTCCTATTGCGCAAGGTTAACATAACAAAAGCCCTTCTGCCTTAATTGGTGGGAGGCTTTTTTGCGTTTCTACAGAAAAATGTCCAGAACAGGTGAGATAATGAATTACAAAATGGATGTAGACGATTTGATCATTAGTGTAATTGCTGGAACTAATTAAGCTTGACAAAAGGGGGGACATTGATAAAATTAACTATTACGTTAATAGTTAATTAATAGGCGGAGTAATCATGTATGAAATCATTGATGCCTCTTCATGGGAAAGAGATGAGTACAAAGGTAAAGGGTCAAAAGAGAAGATAATGCTGGTAGAGCCTGAAACTAGAAGATTGGTAATGTTTAAATACGCTACTGAGGGATCGGGAGATACTTGGTCAGAAAAAATTGCTTCAGAGATTGGAAAATGTATTGGGTATAATGTGCAAGAAGTTAAACTCGGCGTATTTAACGGTATCCATGGTTCGCTTTCATATTGGTTTCTAGAACGTGGAGATCCTCTTTATGAGGGTGCTGATCTAGTGGAAAACGACGAGTTTGACGTACGTAGTAGACCTAATTTGCAGTTCATAAAACAACTTTTAGACTGCGACAATGAAGGATTATTCCCCAAATTCATGGAAATTGTTATTTTTGATATTTTGATTGGCAATACTGATAGACACATGGAAAATTGGGGTATTATCAAAGATGAAAATGGTTTATCCTCATTAGCTCCAGCGTATGATAATAGTTCTAGTCTTGGTCGAGAATTCAATTCAAACCCAGTGAAACTAGGCATAAGACTTAAAAATTCTAGAGTCTTTGAACAGTATTGCAAAAAGGGAATTTACTTTTACGGGTGGCTTGGTGAAGAAAAGATTCCGCATTTAAAATACTCAGAAATCATATATAGTAATTATTCGGATATTATATATCCTCACGTAATTAAGCTTAATAAGCTCACCGATCAACTTATTAATGACATTATCCGAAGAATACCTCACAATATTATGACGACAGATCTGAAGGATTTCGTTGTAAGGTTTCTTATTTATAGAAGGAATTATTTGTTGAACTTAATAAAGGGGGATAATGATGAATGCTAAAAAACAAAATGAACTTTGGTTGGCATGGAAAGACACTAATTCTCGCGAAAGATTTGTAGTTGGCCTCCTGCAGTATGGTTTAGAAGGGTATCGTTTTAAATATATTGAAAATGAAGGAACGAATAATCTTAGCGAGGCTCTGGAGCGAGGATTTAAGTTGTTACCAGCTTTTCCGGATAAGGCACAAGAATATCACCAGAAGGAATTATTCCAAGTTTTTCTTAATAGGCTACCGAGTAGAAAAAGAAAAGATACGCAGCTCTTTCTAGAAAAGAAGGGTCTTTCTTTAGATTGTAGCGATTATGAACTCTTAAAGAAAACAGGAGGAAAATTACCTACTGATTCATTAGAATTTGTTGAACCATTTACTTTCAAAAGTGGTGAAACATTTAATATTGAATTTTTCATTGCGGGTCTTAGGTATTATGAAATTGATAAGATTCCAAGCCAAGAATTGTTGCCTAACACTAAGTTATTATTGAAATTGGAGCCGGATAACCCATTTGACTCGCATGCTATTAAAGTGCTTACTTTAGATGCTAAGAAATTGGGACACGTTCCGGTATTTTATAGTAGGTATATTGATTTGGCTGTTAAAACGGGAGATATCACTTCAGTTATAATTTCTTTCGATCCGGAGTCAGATTACGGTGAGAAATTACTCATCAAGGTTAGCGGAAATTCTGATTTAGCGCGGGTTATTGAGAATCTAGATTCGACGCCTTAATCCCACTGAAAGCGTAGGGGTATCGGTCGAAGAGTTGGTTAGAATATGCCAAGGTCCTTACTAGTGTAGTAGGGGCCTTTTTATTTTTGGGGACAGGTTTCCCCATACTTCGCGCGAGAGTTGTGAGATGATTAGGTTCCAAGGTAGGTGTAATTAATGATAACTGTACAAACAAGGAATTATATAAGCGCCGTAAATAACAAAGGCTATACTCGAAGCACGTTTAATAACTATGTTGAACAATGTGATGGTATTGATAAGCTAAAAAAGAAAGACCTTGATGAGATAATTCGTCAGCTTCCGTCAGATTATACTATTAACGATGTTGTATTTATGGATATCTATAGATTGGTTTCAGCGAACGAGACTGGAAGAATTATAAACAGATGGACATGGATAGCAGGAAGCGCATCAGTTTTGAGCTTAGTTGTATCGGTTATTAGTCTATGTATATCAATTATTACTCTAGCTAGGAGTACGCCACCATGAAAATCCTCTCAACCCCCATCGAGGTCCTAGCCACTTCGAAATCGACGGCACACCCCACGCACTCCGCTTAAAGCTCAACAGTGAAACAATCAAGATCGAGCAGGTCCTCTCCGTATCGGAAGAGAAGCTAGCCGGCAATCGAATGCTGTGCTTCCGATGCCAGAGGGAGATCGATGGAGAGCTTAAGCCGTTTGAGATCAAATTCGAGCTGGGTACCTGCAAGTGGTATCTGTATAAGATGTAGGAACTTGGGCAGTATATCAGTCAATGTCTTTTTTCTTCTCTTTCTTCGCCCTCATCGTTGCTCCAGCGATGGGGGCTTTTTTATGCATAAAAAAGCCCCCGACTTTCGCCAGGGACCATTGAAAATAAAAATATAGCCGTATCATTTAAATAATACTACAACAATCCAATAAACGTGCAGCATCGTAACGAAAGTATAAGTAATTAAAGCTAATCCAAGACCATTGATAACTAATCTACGTGATCTATTTCTAGAATTCCAGGATAAAACACCAAGGGCGATGGGTAGAAATACCTTCATTAATAAGAGGAGATTAGGGGTCCCCAAGAGAGGCAACATTATGGGGTTCGCCTCATTAATAGCACTAATCCTTAATCCCCAAAAGGTTAGAATGTAATCTGTTATGCAAAGAATTACAACAACTATTGATGCCAAAAGTATTTTACTATCGTAGGTCACGCAAAAACCTCCCTAAGGCTATTTGCCCAAAGAAAAAAGGCGTCCATATAACGCCTTTATATTAATTATCGGCTTATGGGGTAACTGTAATTGTTTTATCGGTCATAACATTTCCTAGGCTGTCGTGTGCAAAAATTTTTACAGACGTTATCTTACTAGATGTCTCTACGGGGGCCACAACAATAAGGCCTTGCAACGTGGAACCTGTAGCGGTGTCTGTGCCGGTTACCGTGTTTAATACGGATAGGGCACCGGCAGCTGGAGCGGCTGCAATAGCCGGTATAGTAGTTAAGCCTGTAAATGGATTTTTTATTGCATTAGTAGAATCGTTAGTCGCGATGCCAGTAAACTGATTAAAAATATCGGTTCCAACGGCACTACCGGTTAGTTCGGCGCTAACCCAGCTTGATATTCTGCTCCGGACATATCCCTCAACCATTCTTTGGTTTGAGTCAATCCCCACAGACTTAGCTGTAGTTTTGATAATCCCAACCTTCGGCACAATCACGATTGCCAGGATGCCGATAACCGCAATAACGATCATGAGCTCAATAAGAGTGAATCCACTGTCCCTTTTTCGTTTCATTTCATCCATCCCCTTCTATGTGTATTTTACACCTGGACAAGTAACCTGCAAGACCCTTAACCAATAGCTCCTTTTTGGCATTTTTAAGGTCTTTGGTCCTATTGACTTACGTCTATTACCTTACATTGTACTCAACGCAGAGTGTTCTAGTCAATTAATTTTTTGAACTAATACAATGTTTTTGCATAGCGTAACCACTGTTTTAATGCTCACGATTCTTAATTGTTTTGCGACTATTTGGCAGCGTTCTTTTCATCACCTCCTTTACTAGTAATCGGCGCTGGAAGGTGGGTGACGAACTTGGCATAGTTATCGTTGCACTTTATCAAGTTCAGGCTGTGGTAACGCTTTAAGCTCAGTAAATCCTCTTCAGTGTATGGGTATAATTCACTTTTTAACTCATCGAAGTTCTTCTTATCGCTACCACTTATTAGCATATACGATGCGTTTGCGGTCCGTAGGTCCTCCCGGATCTGTTTGATTTGATTTAAGTAATGGCAGCTTATAATAGGCTTCAGGTTAAATTTCGGGAGTTGGCTTAACTTCTTCGCTAGGAATTTCTCGGCGTTTCTAACCTGGTATAACTCATCGATCTCTAAGTTAACCTTCGTCATTTTTGACCTATCCAGATTTTGCGCCTCAAATTGAGATTCCCGAATCTGTAGTGCCAGCCATATTTTAGTTAGCCAGTATGTTACATACACATCCCGCTCGTTGTCAGTCAGAAACATCCTCTGCGGCATCTTAATAACAATTAACTGATTCTCCTGGATCTCCTTTACTAGATCGATGTTGTTTTCGCTGCCTTTTTTCAACATCGTTTCAAGGTAGGCGTTAACCTTTAGCTTCTGCAGCCGGTCGACTGCACCAGTGATTAGGTGCATCCGGGTACCGACTACTTTACCCTTTTCAATAGTGTCCAACTCATGTAGGTAGCCAAGGTATTCCTCCATGTTTTCCGCCTGTTCTTTGGGTACCCGATCAATAAATTCCTTACGTACTTTATAATTCATCAGTACCGCAAACACGTCCTTAATATTGCCGTTGGTTAGGAAAACGGTTAACGCAGCGCTCTCGAAATACCTCCCCATCCTAGCGGTAAAATTAGCGTCATCCGCGTTTATGCTGTCCACCAATGTCATCAATAGAGCGGTCTGCTCTTTGGCGTTCTTATATTGGACAAAGGGATCTATGCTCGGCGGGACTTCGTTGTACCCCAAGCCTTGAAGGGTGTCCCAGTTATCGCACCGGAGCTCTAGTACTTTTTCCTGAGGGAATGCGCTGGCAATCTCGGTGCTTAATTGGCAGCTGCCTATATAGTCGGGGATAATAACGCACTCCCCAGCCTCGATAGCGTCTTTAGCTATGTTTGCCAAGAACTTAGATTTGCCGGCGCGATTCGGGCCAATTAAGACAAGTCCTAACATTCTGTACTCAGGGTCAGTACTCAAATAACTTTTTTGGCTAGTACCTTTAAACGTATTAGTACCTACGCACATAACCCCGGTAAGAAGTTCTTCGGGTACTTCCGATTCAAGCGTTCCGATCCGTTCGATGAACTTGTGCTTCTCCAGTAGCTCCCTACCCGGTAGCGCGATAAAATTAGAGCACTCATTTTCACTAGCCTTGAAGGATGTGGCACCCCTTATTCTAGTGCCTAACGGATTAAACTTACCATACAAACGCTTATGGGTTAAAGAGTTATCCTCCGTGATCGTATCAAAGCTCTGGGCAAGACTCTTGGCATTGTTGTACTGCCGCATCTTATCCTTGCTTTCGCTTAGCACTAAAATTTGAGTATCCAGGACCATGCTTTTACCCTTGGACAGGGTGTATTCGGATATGATCTTGGTATTTCTAAGACTAGAGATAATCTGATCAAATACTTCGTATTCCTTTGACCGAATCGCCTTTTTGTTTTCCCCAGCAAGGATTGCGCTCGCACTGTTAATAAGACCGTTTAATTGAGTGAAAGCCCATTTAAGCAGGTATCCTACGTTCGCTACATTTTGGTCAACCGGTAGATCGCTACGCAACTTCGCTATGGTTTTCTTATACTTAGTAGGCCACGAAAATTGGGACGTAGGAATAAAGTTATAAAATATCCCTACCTTGTCGCCATCCTCCATGATGTCCACGATGTTAAGATTTGCCTCTAGTAGGTCATTATTGCGTTTGTCTACGGCCAGACTTAAGCCGTCTTCCTTGCGATAAAACAGATGATACTTGGTTGCGGAATCCCCAAATGCGGGGATCGTGACTATATCGGCAACAGGTTTTGCCGTGAGTCCTTTCCAAGTGCTGGATAGCTTCTCTTGTAAAATGCTCGAGTATTGCTTAGGGACAATAAAGTAGAACTCGATACGCTTCTTTTCAATGTATATAAAGTAGGAAACTTTAGGTGCCGTGGCTATCGAATACTTAGTACCAAGCATAAATTCCCTGCCAAGGATAGTAATAAGCTTTCCGTGTTCAACCTTGATGCTTCGCTTAATGTCTCGGTACAAAGATCCTATGGTCGTAGCGATATTAGCCGTGGCATTGTTTAATATAGAGTTGTTAGGCGTTAGCTTGATATACATATACTCGGGATGAACGAGGGTAATAAACTTGCTGAACTTAACGGATTTAGATTTCATCTCAATACCTCCTACTCTAGATTTAAGTAAGGAGCTGGATCCACCGAGCGTCTACCCTGATCAAAGCGTATTTCGAAGTGTACGTGCGGACCGGTTGACCTTCCAGTATTCCCTGACAGGGCGATAATTTCACCTTGTTTAACCGGTTGACCAACGATTACTAATACCTGGCTGTTGTGGGCATACATTGTTTGGGTACCGTCTGGATGGTTAAGCTCTACTACATTGCCGACTATGTTCCCCATATATCCTGCATCGTGTACCGTTCCGGACTTACTGGCGAGGACCCTAGTGCCTTCACTTACGCCAAAGTCTATACCGTGATGAAATCCCCCGTCACGAGGTCCGAAAGGGGAGGAAACAGGACCAACGACAGGAACAACATAATCCGACGCTGTAATAGGAGCTGCTTGAGCCGGTGGGCCAAGAACGGCCACAATCATGATGTAAGAAACCAGTAATATCCCGGCATAACGAATACCCTGCTTTAGTCCGGCGACGTACAATATTACAAGTATGGTACAGCCAAGTATGGTAACTGTGTGCATATAGCTCACAAACAGATCGGGCTTAGCAGTTATCAGTGCGACGAGAGCCGCCAGTACTCCTCCCTTTAATGCAAGTGCAAGCATCTAGAAACCTCCTAACTTAAGAAATCTTCAATTCCAAATACGAATCTAGGTATTAATATTAACAAGGCAACAATAGCACCATAAGCAATAGACTTCTGTTTGACTCCATCGTAATCCCCGTTAAGACCTCCCTGAATTGCATCCAGCGCCCACTTTCCGATAATAACCCATTTGCCAACGGAGAATATTTTCTTGTATGCTCTCAGTCCGCCGTCGTCTATACTGCCCGCCGCTAAGGCCGTACCAGGGATAAGCAATAAAATAGCTGTAGCAATTCCGACTTGGATATAAAATGATTTATGTCGTCGAAAATGGTTAACAACTTTTACCAACATGGTATTCCACTCCTTTTCGGTATATTTTCGATGGTTGTCGAATAAAGTTTAAAAACTTTAAACTTAATAGGGAAAGTCTTGCCTTCTGTCAAGAGCTTCGATGTCCTGCGGGATGTCGGGGCTTTTTGGTTTTTAAGACCTTTCGGCTTTAAGATTGAGCATCAATTCCCGAGCCACCAACCGGGCCGCATCCGGGGTAATGGGTTCCGGCGGCTTACTTGGGCTGATGCCGAAGTACTGGCGGAGTGCCATGCGAACAATCGTACTTAGTTCACCATCTGGTATAGCGTCCAACCTCGGTCCAATGCTGGGATCATCCCAAAATGTTCTGCGTTTTTTCACAGCCTCACCCCTCGACGTTTTGTATGACTGGCGTAGTATAATGTAAGACACTGTGTGATCGTGTTCGCTTAGTGTCTTACTGTTTGATATATGATATAGACTAAAGTCTATATTTATGCCCAAAAAAATAAAAAATATATTTGACCTACTTGAATAAAGAAGGCCAAATATATTCCATCGAGTACCCGAGGGCTACCGATATCATTGCTGCTCGCACAAGAGTAAGTCGTTTTACCTTGCCGGCAATGATATCGCTTATGTCACTTTGGTAAAGTCCAATCATGTCAGCAAGATCTTTCTGTACCATGCCGCGTTTATCTAGTATTTCCTGTATCCTATTGTCTGCCAACAGATCATAATTCATCGCATCACCACCATAGGAAAATACTTCCACATGGTGTTTGTGAAATCCTGCAAGCGTAATTTTGGCGTTTTGCGCGTAATATATAGACTTAAGGTTATCTTTCTTGACCAATTGTTCATAATTCATTCGACATGGTTTTCGAGATTTCGACCAAGAAAGGGGTATATGCTTGTAATATCGTTGATTATTACGATTGATGGAATTTATAGGTAACAACGAATGGAGATGGGCGCTTGGCATTGATTAGGGGTCTAGGCAGAAACGTAAAGGAGGAGTGGTTATATTCCAAATTACATTGCGTGCTATCAGGATTTCTTGCGGGTACACAGGTGATGAGGTTGCTAGGTGCTGCGATGTACCCGTAGGGGATATAAATAAGGCTGAAATAGATTCAAGCGAGATGGCATATAGTTTATTATCTAAAATGGCTGATCTTTATAAGGTCGCAATAGATCGTATTTATTTAGGGCCTGAGGGTAACGAAAGGGTAACGTAATTCCGATGAAGGTGGAGTTTTATTAATAAAGATGTTACAAGTATGCAAGAGTCAAATAACCTCTAGGTTAGCCTGTAGTGCGTCTTTGCGGTCTATCAATAAAGATATTACAGTTAGGGGATATAGTGGGCATGAGATATTGGGTATACCTTGCATAAAAATTACGAACCTGGCTGTACCAACGGTCGAAGGGTCTTTATATACACTATTTTTACTCAAGGGTAACGAAAGGGTAACGAAATGGAACAAAAGATATTCCACGCCCGAGAAAAGCGCGGAATAGTTAGAGGTTTTTCATGAGTTCGCTGAACTTTTTGGAGGCCTCTTTTTTCATTGTTTTTGTGGTATGCATATAGACGTATCTTGTTGTTTTATCATCTTTATGACCGAGCCTCTCCATAATCTCCGGGAGGCTGACGCCCGCCTCAGCAAGTAAAGAAGTGTGGGTATGTCGTAATGAGTGGGGGGTCAACGATGCGTTCAAGCTAGCGAGCTTTAACAGGCGACACATGCGTCTTTCTATGAAATTAGTAGTCTCTGGATAACCAAGAAATTTATCCTCCTGTGCAAATATGAAATCCTTATCATGGTAAGAATCCCTGTTTTTCATGAGTGTAATATTTTGGCTTGACTTGTGCTTTTTTAACTCTTCTAAAACAACTCCATCAACGGAAATTTTCCTTTTAGATGCCTTTGTCTTCGGTGGAGATAATTCGTAGGCCGTCGCCTTGTTGGTTGGATTGTAGTAAGTCTTGGTGATGTTGACGCTACCTTCGATAAAATCAATGTCTTTCCATTTCAGTGCACATAGCTCCCCTATTCTCACGCCTGTGTACGCCAAAAATAGAAAAATCAGATAATCCTTATCTAATCCTTTATCATTGGCAGTTTGCAGAAAAAGGGATAACTCGTCTTTTTCTAGATACTTCTCTATTTCCTCTTCCTCCTCTAACTCCTCGATCGTTTTAGTTGTTTTCGGCACTGCAGCATACCTAGTCGGGTCATTCTTGATTAACTCAAGTTCTACAGCTTTATTAAATATCATGCGTCCTGTTGTGTGCGCTCCTATGATTGAGCTTTCTGAAAATCCCCTATCTTTTAAGGTAATTAGGGCATCTTGGTATTGCTTGCGTGTTACATCTTTTAATTTTAGTTTTGCAAAGAAAGTCTTTATTCTTGCAATCTCAATCTCCCTGACCCTAATCGTACTCTTCTTTTTGGGTTTGCCTGTGTTTTTGTAATAGCCTAGCCATTCCTTGGAAAATTGCTCGAACGTGATATTTGACTCCTTAACATAAGTTCCTTGCTCCACTTCTTGAATCACTATACCGCATGCAAGTTGCGCAGCCTTCTTTGTTTTGAAGCCTCCTTTCTTCTCCTGCTTACGGTCTCCTGTGCTTGGATCGACGCCAACATCAACGATATACGACCAGGTTGCACCACAGCTACATTTCTTTTTGTCAGAGCAGATACACTTTGGCCTGTAATAATATCCTTGCATAATGCATCACTCCTTAGACGTATGTTTTGCTGGCCTGAAGTGTCCCATATAAATTCCACATATACTCACTTGATTTGGTAAGACTTCGATAGTCTTATGTTTGGGGTTTTCTGGTGCTAACTTTATTTGTGGTGATCCTTCCGACCACTTAATGCGTTTCAACATTCCCTCCTCGTCGCCGTTAATAAGCGCCGCAACGATTTGCCCATTGTGATCAGCCCATTGTGCGTAACGCATATAGACTATATCCCCTGATTCGATACCAGCGCCAACCATACTGTCCCCCTTAACCTTCAGGGCATAGTCTGGTTGTTGGTTACTCAAGAAAGGGTAATGGATGTAGTCTTCAACATTCTGCTCAGCCGTTAGGCCTTCTCCTGCGCAGATTGTACCTATAAGAGGTATTGACTTATAGGTTTGAGATTTTTTAAGCGAAGAGTTTATATCTGATTTTGGAATATTTAATGCATCTGATATTTTCTGTAGATTTCCGGGAGACATTAACGTTTTACCTAAAACATAGTCCGAAATAGTACTTGTCGATAATCCTGTTTTATCACTTAGCTCAGTTTGACTAACACCTTTAAGGTGCAGTATTTGTTTAAGGTTGATGGAGATATCTTTAATCATTCCTATCTCAACCTCAGTGTATTTACTCCGTGCCATTGTTTTCCCTCCGGTAAAATAAAATTAACGATGATGTTACATTCCGAGTATATCCGATTTTAGGCATATTTAAAAGCATTTTTTCATAAAATATATGTTGACATTCCTGTTAAATCGGATTAGTATAAAATCAAGGAGGTGGACAGGGTGAGTGCGGTTAAGGAGATATTCAGAATTACATGGCGAGCTGCAAGGGTAAACAGAGGGTACAATCAGGCTGAGGTTGCTGAATTATCTGGCAAAAACATAGATACGGTCACAAAGTATGAAAAGGATTCAACAGAAATACCGCACAACTTAATGCGGTTGTGGTTGGATTTATATAACGTACCTGAAGACCTTATTTATTGTGGTCCTGAATCCGATTTAACAGGAAAGAAATAATTCTCTATAGAAAGGAAACGACCAATGAAGGCTAAGCAACATATTTCCATCGATGCGTTACCTGAAGTGATCACAGCCCAAAACATAGCTGATTATCTCGGAATATCCCGGGGGCGTGTTTACGAATTGTTTCAACGAAAGCCCACTGCCGGAGGGATACCTAACTTTGAGATAGGTCTATCCAAGAGGGTTGAAAAAAAGGATTTTATCCAGTGGATCGATGCCAGGAAGAAAGAAAAAGTTGGTTAATTGTGAAAAAGCGGCCAACTAAATCAAGGAGAGGATATTAATGAACATCCGCATCGAAACATGCTTAGGCCACGAGACGGCAAAAAGAAGCCCACAAAGGGCCTCAACTCAACAACCTCATATACTTCGCTCATTATTAACGGCGATTGCTCTTAGCGCTGGCATTATAACAGGATTCATTGCTGGAGCGCACTATTTCTTGAAATAGGTAAAAGAAATCCAAGCGAGCGCTAAACCTGAAGCGAACCCAAAGACATAACCCAGTAAAACCTGAAATAACATCCAACGACGATCTGACCATTTCTGTCTCATGACTTCGGACTTCTTGTTAAAATAATCCAACCCGTTATGAGTTAGGTGGATAAGTGTGATTTTCTCGTTTATATCCTCCGAATAGTCAATCAGTTTTTCATTCTTAAGAATTCCTAAAGCGGTTCTTATCGAGTATGGATCTATGCCAATCAAGTCGTCGTAGAGTTCGTGTAAACCCTTATTGTATTGACTAAAATTCTCTGAATTAAACTCCATTAAAAACTTCAAAATTGTTTCTTTAGTTTTGGTATCCAGTGCAATTACCTCCTATCGCGTACATTCTTCGACACAAGGAGGGCTAAATCCTATAAGGATGCTGATTGTAAATGGCGGTCAACTAAATCGAGGAGAGGATATCAATGGGAGACTTAGTCTTTCTCGAACCAAACTCCATCAAGGCTGTACCGTTTACGACTAGTGACGTTATTGCTGAGTACGCAAAAATAGATTATCGCTCCGTCCAACGAACAATCGAAAAGCATCTAAAAAGACTTGAAAAGTTCGGAAGGGTGCGATTTGAAATCACACCCATGAAAACAAGAGGAGGTATTCAGGACAAGAAGATTTATTACCTTACGGAAGAGCAAGCGACTCTACTAGTTACATTTCTTAAAAACACAGACGTTGTTGCTGATTTCAAAGTTGAACTAGTTCGTCAATTCTTTGAAATGCGTTCCGAACTCCAAAGGCGTCAAATCGGAAAATTAAATCTAAAACCAACTCGCAGATCCCTAACGGATGAAATCAAGGGCAACCCAGAACACAGCAAATGGGATTACAAGTTATTCACTGACTTAGCCTACAAAATGGTAACTGGTAAAATTGCAGCTCAACTTCGTAAAGAACGAGGAGCGAGCAAGAAATCCGTTGCGCTTGACTACATGACATCGAACGAAATAATGCTCGTGGACAAGCTTATGTACAAAATGGCCGTGCTTTACGAAATGGGACTGGATTATTACCAGATCAAGGAAATGTTACAGAAAAGTCAGGAGAAGGCGTTGTCTAGTAATGGGTGAAGTTAAACAACTACGACCAATTAATACGCCAAACGAAGAGTATGTTTTCCTCAATCCACTTAAGCCAAAAAGTCTAGAGTATGTCATTAGATATGTTGGGCAACTGATAAACAAAGGATACGCAATTGCGTCAATTGAGTCAGTAAAGGGGCACGACAACCTATACCTTATTTGTCTGCACCGTTAAGCCAATCAGCCCAGCATTGTGAAAACGTTGGTTATGAGGGGAGGTGAAAATGATGTCAGAGCAAACCATTGAGCAACGTGTTTCTGTACTCGAAAAAGAAATAGCCGAACTGAAAGTGCAAGTTTCAGCCCGGCCAATGGATATCGAAAAGTTCGCGGCGGAATTAGCGCTCTATAGATCTAAAGCCTCACACAAAACGGAATAAAGAAGTTTCTTTGTGAATTCTTGTGATTCAGTTATGCAAAACATCGCTATACCAGCATTAGAAATATTTTTACCGTCATCAGAGTATTTTAGTAAATTTGTTAAAATTTGTTCTTCCGTTGACTCGCTGGTAATTTTATTTGCTAAATCATCACAGATAGTTTTGAGTTCCTGTTTATCCATAGTTATATCACCTCCTCTCACATCGAGATTGGAAGTCCGAACAGCTTACATTTCGACACGAAAGAGGTAAAACCTGTAAATTATTTTGCGAAGGGAGGTTGGTAAAGTGAATGTAGCCTTGAAAATTGTCACGAGTTCCATGGAAGATGCAGAAAAAAGTCTTTCGGAAATCGCACGCATACGCGCAGATCTGGTAAAAAAATACCCCGACATTGTAGTGAATGTCGAGGTAGAGATCAGATAATTAGTCTTCCTTCGTTATAGAGATAAACTTCAGTCCTTTGCATGATGCTGAATAGTTCGCGCCTTCAGCATATAAATGCATATCACAGCTTACTGGAAAATCGTGTTCTAGTATTTCATTTTCTGATACAACAACATCGTCAATTGCGTTGAAATATTTTACTTTCGTTATGTGCTCAAACTCCTGATAACTCTTGTCGTTGTAAATAAACTGAAACTTAAACATTTTGCCACCTCCTTCCTGTATCGACATTGGCTAGTCCGGACAAATTACCATTTCGACACGAAAGAAGGAAAACCTGTAAATATTTACCGAGGGGAGGCGAGAACCACGAAAGAGCAGATCGCCAATAAAGACCAAGCATTTGCCATGGTACTAAAGATCAACAGTATGCCGCGTTCTAGCTGGATTAAAAAAGGCAGCCGGGCAAAGTCAAACGAGAATATCGAGATACCCAGAGAGCTCGCGATGGAGCTGGCTAACAAAGCTGTTTACTTTTACCAAACTCTTGAGTTGCTTCCGTGCGATCCGTTTTGCAATTGCAGTGAAATAGAGGCCCTGCTACAGAAAACGGTCCAAGAACTGCCGGAAGGCGATACGGTGGACGAGTTGGAGCAAATCATGTTTAGATTTTGCACTTCGTGTGGGAAGAAGTTTGAACGGAAACGAGGCGAAGGAAACCGTGGCAAAATCCCTAACAACATGGCTAAAAGGCCTAACGATAACCCCAACATTCGAAACCCTACCGGAGACTAAGGTCACAATCCCCGGCGGGGACCTAAAAACCCTGACCATGCCGAAGTGTCGACCCTGCACATGGATATTCCGTTCCCTCGGAAAAAGCTTTTGTAATCATCCGAAGGCACCTGACGCGCGGAAGAAGCGCGCAACCCGTATACCGTCGAGAGAGACCAGGATGGGGCCGGATTGGTGCCCGTTGAGGATAGTGTGAGAGAAGGAGGAGGAAAACGAAGTGGCAAACTACCAAATAGAGGTAAAAGTAACGGATCTAGAAAAATTCAAGCAAATCGTAGTGGAAAACGAGATATTAAAGCTTCAGCTCGAGAAACTCAAAACAGCAAGTAAGGAAGCTGCTGAAATCCTTGGAGACATGGTTGACGTAGCGAATGCAACGGGGAGCGCTTATTTGTATCGAAGAGATACCGAAAACATTTTAAGGGTTACAAAAGCGTTGGTCGTTGGAGATATCAAACCACACCCAGACAGCCCACTATCCTCGCCGGATTGCCCAGAAATCAAGCAAGAAATCAAAAATATATTGCACGACATGCGCAATATGCCGGATGGCTCAACTTACTCAATCGCACTGGTACGAGAAATGCTCGAAAGCCTCTTGGGTGAAGAAGGGCGGTGATCACGTGCTTCGTAAGGTTCTCGAAGCAGCTCATGGTCCAATGACAGACACCGAGTTTGCCGAAGTCATGGACCTAATCAGAACGGATGTGAAGGTAAACCGCGTCGCCTTCAATCGAAGGACAAGCACTAAGGAAGCGATTGATATCGCACTAGGTTGTTTTATGGCACTCCGGAGGGGTCAGGTAGCTTAATGGATGGAGAAGGAGGTAAAAACGATTGAGAGAAACCACAGCCGAGAAACAAGCTAAAAATCCAAGGCTAATCCATGAATTCGAAGGCGGACCCGTTAGCTTATTTTGGCAAGACCCTACTTGGTTCAGACCACATTACAAGGGCGAAGATATGAAACTTATCGTCCTCGAACTATGTAAATACCATCAAGTTTTTGTTGATCATAAGATCATGCCAACCTTAAATGCTGTCGTGTGGGAAAGGATGCCTTTATGTAATCCATGCGAGGAATGCGACGAGTGTAGCGCTGATACCTGTCCAAAGTCGGAGGATGAAGTTGGCGAAAAGGGCTCCAGGATGCAGATAGCTGAGACTCTGGAAGGTTGGTTTATCGATCTTGGAAAATGCACACCTTGGGATGATCCCGTTAAGCTCAAAGCCGAAAACGTAAGGCTCAAACTGCAACTTGAAAAGGTGCTGGAAGCGATAGGGGAAGGAGTTCCGTGCCCTAACGCTGTGAATTTACCAATTGTTGATATTAGATGCGGCGAGTTCAATTGTATAGAATGCTGGCGACAAGCTCTAGAAACTGTTAAGGAAGGCGAGGTGACGGGAAGCGGATGCCAAGGTAATTGACCTGACCAAAGAAGGAACCCTTCTGCCATGTGCTCCTGACGTATGCCAAGAATGCGCAACGAAGCACGATCCGGCAATGCCCCACAACCAGCAAAGCCTTTACTATCAATACAAGTTTTATCAGCAGAACGGACGTTTTCCAACTTGGAATGATGCTCTAGCCCATTGTTCCCTCAAAACAAAGGCATGGTGGAAGAAGGAACTCACGGAAAGAGGTATCGAGATTTAAGAGCAAGGAGGGTGGGCCCCATGCAAAAACAATCGTTAACCCCGCGATGCCTATGTGGGCAAACCATAACCTTTCCAAAACGCAAGAACATATCGCACTGTACGACCGAAGGATGCGGAGTCCGTTGGGAGCGTGGCCCGGAAGGCTATTGGGCAATCGGGCTCACAAGGATAATGTTTACCCCTTATTTAGCAAAGCTAAAGGAGTCCAAGTACAAACTTGACCGTTATGGTCGCTACATGGAGTGGAGGGAAAGGAACAAGGGGAAGGCGGGGAGGAAATGACGGAAGAACAGAAAGCCCAGGCTCTGTCAAAGCTTAAAGAGGTCCGCGAGACGTGGGTTGACCTACCAAGGCATGTTTACACCGAAGCATACGAGTCAGCAATTCTTACTTATGTTGCCCTGTGCGTTCACTATGGGCATACCGAAATCGAATCCCTGGTCATCAGTATCCTGCATCACGAAACGGGCGGGAGGGAGCCGTATTTTAGGCTTGATTGGAGAGAAGGGCAGCTGGAAAAGATCCTGAAGTCCATTCGACGGAAACTGCTCAAAGTTGATTGGATTAAGCGCGAAGTTGAGGCATACCAGCTAGTTCAAGAAGAAAAGCGTTATCACGAACTTTGGGCGCAAACCATGCACAGCGGTCAGGCGACGAGGGTTAACAAAACCGAGAAGTCCAATCCTTATGCCACGCTTGCGACCGTTACCGATGAAGGTTTGACGGTGGAGTACATGGCTGGCAGGGTCGTTGGTCAAGAGTATGTTGTCCCGGTGTTCATAGACTCCGTTAACTGGGGAGGGCTGAAATGAAGCAAGGTAAAGCACCAACGCGAGCGCAAGAGATCAGACTCAAATCCCTACGACTCATTCCCGAGAATTGGTTAGTAGTTAGGGACTGCCCTACGTGTTTCGTCATTATTCATCGGGTGTCGAAAAAGGTTCGAACACTTGACTTGCAGCCAAGAAAGGAGAATTCAATTGGATCAACTAGAACTCGAAGTAATCAACATCCTGCGAGAACTCGGAATACCTGCACATATCAAGGGTTATCGGTACATCATAGCCGCGGTTAAATACCTTCGCAAGAATCCAAACTCCATCTATCACGTGATCAAAGAACTCTATCCAGAGGCCGGAAAATCGTGTGGCGAAGAAAAAACCAACCGTGTCGAAAGAGGCATTCGCCACGCGATTAGCCTGGCTTCCTCCGATGACAACACATGGCTCAAAGTGCTCGGCAGAGTTGGACCGATGCCAAATGGAGAGTTCTTGGCAGCGTTGGACGAGACAATACGGATTAAGGCGGCAAGTAATCCTGACAAGCTGGAAGAGCGCATTCGTGAAGAGTAATGTGGCTTTGAGCCGCAAAAACCGGTTCGCCGATCTAAAGACCGAATCCGAAATGAATTCCATGGCTATCGGAATCATCGGGGTAATCGTGGGGGAGATTCACAGCACCGCTGAGGAAAAGGTTGTGGAAATTGCAAGGACCATGAAGGATATGAACCAAGTGTTGGACGCGAAAAAAGCCTCTGCGTCAACAGAGGCCCAAGGGGAAATATATCATTTGAATTGTATCATAGATCCGGAAAAAGTTGAATCATTCAAGAGGCAATGGAACTCCATAGATGTCTCGAAAGTTGAACCACTGGTGGCTTTTCCGTTGACGGAGCGTGGGCCAAAGTGCAGGGATTGTAAATGCTTTAATTGTGGGGAATTGATCGAATGTCGAGTTATTGAACCGTCTGCCTTGCTCCATTGCGCGTCACTTTGTATAGGGTTGTACCCAATTGAGTCGTGCAAATATTTTGACAAGGAGAACGATGATCAAGCGGAAGCAAAGTCGGACGCTGAAGAGATTTTAAGAAATGAGGGGTAAATGTTGAAAATATCAGAAAAACACCTCAAGGAAGTATGCAAGATTGGTCAGGGTGCTGAATGTTGCAGGTATATTGTTTTAGGCGATGCTCTTGAGTGCTCTAAAGGTACAGCCGTGGGCGGACTTCTAGATAGAAGAGCCAGAAAAGGAGAAACGACAGCCCAAGGGGATAACTGCGACGGCCATGGATCGCCAATCAGTAAGCCTAAGACTCGGATTATTGATCAAGTGTCTAAGGATACAGGGATTTCTCCAGAGGACTTGGCGAAATACCATTGCGTTAATGAATTCCGTAATAAATTTAAAGCGCTTTGCGATGGCCCTTGCGAAGCTTGCTGGGATCAGGAGGATTTCAAGGAGGAAGCTGTCGATCCCTACGTTTTGGTAACGGTAACGGATGAGGAAGCTGAGTGCATTAATAGGGTTAAGGACAAGCTTGATGAGGCTTGCAAGCTTTCTAGGAAAGCTAAGGAAATAAAAAAGAATGCCTTTGAGGAAAAAGATGTCTGGTTTGCGGAGGTAGAAGAGAAGTACGGAATTAAGGGTAATTTCCGTTTTGATCCCGAGACCAAAGCTTTGCGGAGGATGGAAAAGCCTGACGAAAGAGCAGCTATCACCAAGGTAATCGGAATATTGGTAGGACTTCAAGAAACTACCATTGGCCCTAAATAAAAGAGAGTGAGGAAATACAAATGTCAGTAAAGGAAACGAAAGCCCAAGAACAGTCTCAGGAAATCGCACTTTTAGGTGACGGAGCCGTATTTGTAAAACGGACCGCCTCTGGCCTTGTCAAGGCTGTTAAGGCTCAAATAAAACTTGAGGAGAAGAAAGGCCATCTCGCGGAAATTCAAGGGAAGGTGATGGTCACCGGAGCCGGATACAACGAAATGAATAAGGTTGCAGGGGTTTCTGTTATCACTCCCGAGAAATTAACCTTGCCGGATGGATCGGTGGTTGTTAATCCATACCCTATCGTAGATCCTGTTTCGGGAAGTATCTCAAAAGTTTGGGTTAAAAAGATGGCAATCGGCTTAAGCCCAATTGGCAATCTAGTTATCACCACTTCCACCCTGCTTTATGATATCCAAATGTATTTCATTCAGGACCTTATGAAAAAGATTAAAAAAAATTCTATTGCTGGTCGACTTTGCATGGAATCCATGCTGACAGATCAGGACAGATTGAAAGGAATGTTTTGCCGAATTGAAGGTGAAATGGGAATTTGGGCGGACATTAATAACATAGATACAATGACCTGCATTGAGACATTCATACAAAACAAGCTCTTTGCTGAACGAAAAGCCCAAACCATTGCCGAACGCAATGCAATGAAGAAACATCCTGCGCTTGCAACAACCTTAGTTGTTCCAACCGGACCGGAAAAGGCCAGAACTGCCGTTGTTAACGTGGTTGGATTCTCCCATGATTTTTCCCAGCAAGAACTATTAGATATTGCCCAAAAAGCATCCGACGGAGAACCGATCACAGTGAACAACAAAAAGGTTGAGGTCGTTGATATCTCATCCAGCGAACTTACCGAAGAAGATTTGGCAACCAGTACTGATGAGGAAGAAAATACAGAAGGCTCAAGTGGGGGTGATCTTCTTTGATCACAGCGATAACCATGCGCAACTTCAAGGGCCAGATGGAGTCGCAAAAGTTAACTGGTAAAGACATCTTCGTCGGCCCAAATGGCAAGGGTAAGACGACTCGGTTACAAGCTGTCGGTATTGCCCTCCTTGGTTACGTACCCGGCAAGGGCAAATTGCCAGCTGAGACGTTTAAATTAGCCAGTGCGGATAATATGTCAGTTGGGCTTGTGACTGATAATCTGACATTTGCCCGTACCTTTACGAGGACGGAAAAGAGCGGTAAGGATGGGGCTAGTAACGTTACAGTCTCCCAAGACATTACCTTATCACCCAGTCGGGGCGAAAAGAAGGCAGTGGAGAAAGAAGCGCGGATTGCCTTCGAGGTTGGAAACTTTCCGGTAATGCTGGATTTTAATGAGTTCCTTTCCTTGTCAGACTCAAAACGTCGGGATTTTATCTATGGATTATCGGCTATCAAGACGGATTCGTGGGATCGCACCAAAGTCGAGAAACACATAAGGACTAAACTCCTCACATTGGATCTCGAAGTAAATAATCCTGATCAATACCAAATCATGAGCGGACTCATAGTGGACGCAATGAAGGAATATCCGGAACACGATGACATTCAGGCCGGATTACAGTCGATGATCGAATGGGCCAAAGCTAAGCAGACCCACTGGAACGATGAGAAGAAGAATGCTGTTGGTGCTGTCAAGAAGTTGGCCGACATGAAGAATCAGCTGGAAGAAACCGACCGTAATATCGTGCAGCACAAAGCCGAATTAGAGCAGCTGCAGCAACAGCTTACTGACAGTGAAAGTCAACTCGCTAGAGATCGAGAACGAAAACGTGCAATTGATCAGCGCCTTGTTAGGATAAGTGAACTCGGGACAATGATTGAAACGCTGTCTAAGAGTCAGGCTGAACCTGCAGTTAATTATGACCTGATGATTACGGAGCTCCGAGGACAGATCAAAGAGTTTGACTTTAAGGCAACGTTCGCCAGATTTGATCAAGAATTGCAAGCATTAACCAATCAGCTCAAAGAGGCAAGGGAACAGGATCGAGCCACCATCACTGCATTAGCCCAAATCCAGGCGGAAAAAACGGTACTTAATTCGACCTTAAAGCAGATCGATGAGCAGTCAAAGAAAAATGGCTCCGGCAGGGTCTGTGTTATTCATCCCAAGATTGGATGCGACAAGGATTTTAGCAAGGCAGCGACAGTCTTTAGTCAACAGCTCGTTGTATTGGAGCAAAGAGAAGCCGACCAAAAGGCTGTACAAAAGGAAGTAAGGATTCGGATCGAAGGCCTTGAAACCGGTAAAAACGACATCGATGCGCAACGTACAGAGACGCATAAAAATCAAACGACCTTGAATCAGGTGAACGAGGAAACTAGAAAATCGATTGCTAATCTAGAGAAGAAAAAAGCAGATGAGGTCAACGCTGCAGCGCGAATCAGCGACCAGCTGAAGATGTACCAGGACGAATTGACTAGGATTAAGAGTTTACCACCCGAGGTGATCGCCCCCTTGGATATCTTGGAGAAACAAAGCGAAGGGCGTAGGGCGCAGATCAAGGAGCTCAAGGTCAAGCTAGAGGGGCAAGAGAAGGCCAAGATTACGCTGAGTAGTCTTAAGTCCACGATGATCGACTCCAAGACTGCAAATTATAATGCGCAGTGCATAAAGGACCTTGCTGAGTCCCTGGGCGCAAAAGGCCTACAAGGCGAGCTAGTGAAAGGGATACTTGAGCCGATACGCTCTGATATTCAAACGAATCTTGAACTTATGGGAATTGACAGTGAATTTTACTTTTCGACGGAATCTGATACCGGCAAAGAAGTGTTCCAATTTGGCTGGAAGAATAGCCATGGTGACGAACGCAACTTTGATGCTCTGAGCACTGGGCAACAACTGATTCTTTTAATTGCAATGCTTGTTACCTTCTTGGAAAGATCTAATCCACCACTTAAAGTTTTAGCGATCGACAATATAGAGAATCTTGATCCGAGGAATTTATGTCGGGCCTTGGTTGGCATGAACAAACTCTCGAGTAAGATCGATAACATTATCCTTTCTGGAGTGGTCGATGTTTATCGGAGTAAGTGGATTGACGGTCAAGAAGTTAGGACACCGCTTCCGGAATTGGAAGGCTGGGGAGTAACAGACTTAGGTATTGAGGAGGTGAAGACAGATGCCAGGATGTTATAAATGCGGAACCCAACAAAAGGTTTTAATAAGCCTCACGACCACTCTTCCTGATACCAAAGGAAAGCCTCAAATTGGTTCTTATGCTCTTTGCGATAAATGCGCCGAAGATCATAAGGAGGATGCCAAGAAATGAGCCTCTTATCTGGCCTAAATGATCAACAACTGAAGGCGGTCACATCCGATAGTCCAACCATACTCAATCTAGCTGGGGCAGGATCTGGAAAAACCAGAGTCCTGACCTCACGAATAAATTATCTTCACCAAGAGAAGCGAGTAGGCACCAGCAACATACTCGCCATAACCTTCACTCGTCTTGCGGCCAAGGAAATGAAAGAGCGGGTCATGCATCTAGTTGGAACGAGCGAGGGTCATAAGTTAACGATCGGGACATTTCATAGTTTCTGTGTACGAATCCTCAAGGAGTGGGGTCATCTAGTTTCGTTAGAGAAGAACTTCACCATCTATACAGAGGATGATCGGAGAGCCATTATTCAGTCGTGCATTAATGAGCTTGGATATAAGGTTAAATTGCAGGATGTCCTAGATAATCTTTATAAAGATCTTTCTGATTGGGATGTTTCGTTAGTAAGGGTACTTGAAGAATACGAATACCGATTAAAGCGGAACAACGCCGCAGATCTCGATGGCTTGTTAGTTCTCGCGAAGGATGTACTTTCTTTTCCTCAAGCTCAAGCGGAATTACAAAACCGGTACCGATACGTTTTCGTTGATGAGTTTCAGGACACCAACGACATACAGCTTGAGATTATCAATCTACTTAATCCGGATAACCTTTTCGTGGTAGGAGACGACTTTCAATGTTGGGCTAAGGATGGACTAGTTACCACACTTCAAGGGGATATACCTATTGCAAATCTCCAAGTTGGTGATCGGGTATTGTCAATGGTGAAGGGCAAGGTAGAGTTTGCAGATGTAACAGGAAAGAGTAATCCCATTATCAAAGAGATACTTAGTATTAAAACTAAGTCCGGAAAGGTACTGAGAGTAAGTCCGGAACACAAATGCTTTACTACATTACCTTCGTTTGATAAAGGTAGACACTATCTTTATCTCATGTATCGGAAGGATAAAGGGTTTAGGATTGGTTTATTAACAGGAGGTCTTTACGGAACTTTATTTAGTCGAACTCACCCCGAAAGGCCCGAGAGATTATGGTTATTAGCTGGATTCGATGATAAAGACGATGCAGCGTATAGCGAAGAATATCTCTCGCTTAAATATAACGTGCCGACTAATCCTTTTTATCATAACGGTAGGAACATATCGTTAGGTCAATCTTCTTTAGATAAATTATTTGCTGAATTTGGCGAAAACGGACAAAGCGTATTGTATCACTTTGGTTATGAATTTGATTACCCTCATTACGTGCCCCAAGGAACCGTTAAGTACAATTCTCGTATTATCAATATTAATCTTCTTCTGAACTTACCAAAAAACGGAACCATGGTTAGTTATGAAAGTGGTGGAGAAAGGGTAAGGAAAGTATTTTGTAATTCACAAGGCTATAAAGATGCTAGACTCTTTGCTGAAAAATTAGCTAAGGAAAAGGGAGCAAATGTAATTGTAGAAAAATATTCGCATGATAAACACAAATATCTAAGCGTTATTCCGGCTAATCAATTACTTATTACTATGAAGATTCCGGTTATTGAAGATAGAACGGAAATTCTGGATGAGATTATTGAAATTAGTCGAGAATCTAAGCAAGAAGTTTATCACGTAGAAGTAGCAAGGACAGGGATATTAATTGTGAATAATGTCGTTAGTCATAATTCCATCTATCAGTTCCGAGGGGCAAATGTCCAAAACATCATTGATTTCCCGAACAAATATTATGGTTGCGAAGTCGTAAAACTCGAACGCAATTACCGGTCGACAAAGCAGATTGTTTCAGCAGCAAATGCGCTGATTAAACACAATGTCAGTCAGACAGAGAAGGTGCTGATTGCCGATCGCGATGGTGCAGATATTACTTATCTAGTTATGCTGGATGAAGGCGTTGAGGCAATGAATGTTGCTGACATGATAAGTGCAGAGTTCAAGCTGACGGAAACGTGGTCAGATATAGCAGTCCTGGCGCGAACGAATCGACAGCTTCAAAAGATCAAAGAAAACCTAGATCGGCGAAACATTCCATCCCTGATCGTTTCAAGCCAAGATGATGTCTTCAAGAAACATGATATCAGAATGATTATTGCGTTTATCGAGGCGGCAATTAACCCGCTAGATGATATGAACGTCCGCAAGGTGATCAATTTCCCTGAGGCGAGACTTACTGATCTTGACATTCAAAACCTTGAATTAAAGGCGCTCAATATCGGACAGAGTCTCTCGGAAGTAATGCAAATAGGAACAGTGAAGGAAAGACTTTTTTATCAACTCTTAGAATCGGCTAAAGAAAGTTCCGAAGAACGCGAAACCGCCCTCGAGGTAATCGAAGAAGCAATACATCAACTTGACCTCAGGTATCACTACTACAATGAGGGCCTAAATAACCGGGCAGAAGATCTTGTAACAATGTTTACTGAGGTAGAACGATGGCAAAACGTTCAAGAGTCACTGGGCGAACCCAACGGCATCTTTTCTTTTCTGAAATGGCTCCGAATGAAGGATATTCAGGAAAAGTTAGTTCAAGAAAAAGTAGATGTAGTCAAGTTAATGACGGTTCATGCATCAAAAGGCCTAGAATTCCCGGTCGTATTCGTAATTGGCATGAACCAAAATGTTTTCCCCAGCAAGAGAACGGAGGACATGGAAGAGGAACGCCGGTTGTTCTACGTTGCAATCACCAGAGCGAAGGACCGGTTATATCTTACTCGCCCGGAGCAAAGGGTGGCTTATCCTGGTGGGCCAATGGTTCTACAAGCCGAGAGTCAATTTATTAGGGAAATTAACATCGAGCAGTCGAGAGGGACAAGTCAGTCGCAAGGAAAGGTAGTGGGGTTTGAATGGTTGGAGTAGATTCCATCGAGGTAGATATGAAAGACGCGGTGGATGTCGATGGGTGAAACAAAAATAGAGTGGGCTTCTCATACGTGGAATCCAATTTCGGGCTGCACTAAGATATCTACCGGCTGCCAAAACTGTTACGCAGAACGAATGAGTAAGCGCCTAGCTGGGCGTTGCGGATACCCGAAGGATGAGCCATTCAAGGTTACCGTCCACCAAGATAAATTCATTGAGCCTTTGACGTGGAGGAAGCCGCGCCGGGTTTTTGTAAATTCAATGAGTGACTTATTTCATCCTGATGTTAAGGATGACTGGATTTTGGCCGCGTTTGTAGCAATGGGCCTTACCTACGAACACACAGGAGAAATGAAAGAAGTATCACCGGGTCATAAAACAGCAATACACAAGCCAAAGCATATCTTCATGATACTTACGAAACGTCCTGAGAGAATGAGAGACTTTATTAATCGTCTTGTTTCTGGCGAGCCAGACGAAGAGTGGGATAATAGAGCAAATTATTTCGCTACTCAATTAGCTGGCGCAAACGGAGCGATATTGCCAGGTAATGCAATATTCACAGTTATGGCATGGATTAGAGATGGAATGCCCGGTCTCTGGCTTGGCGTCTCCGTCGAGAACCAAGCCGCAGCAGGCGAACGGATACCTTTGTTATTACAGACGCCTGCAGTAGTTCGGTTTATCAGTGCGGAGCCGTTGTTGTCAGAAATCAACCTAAGTAGATATTTAAAACAGCCTATTTGTAAGCACTGGAGCCGAGATGGAGATCCGAATAAATATGGTAAATACCACTGGGAGAAGCAATCACTTTTTAGTGCCGATTGGGTTGGTATCGATTTGGCTATATGCGGTGGAGAATCAGGACCAGGCGCGCGGCCAGTGCATCCGGATTGGGTTAGATCCCTACGGGATCAATGCCAGGCGGCAGGAACTAAGTTTTTCTTCAAGCAGTGGGGAGAGTTTAAGGAGGTACACCGTTACAACTCTTGGCCAAAATATCGCGACACAGTTGGGAGAGTAGCAAAAGCAATTGGAACAACACATTCCGGCCGAGCTGCCTTATTAAATGTTGACGGTTCAGATCTAGTCAATGGTGGTCCCGATCATAAGTTTTTTCCCATCAGCCATCTTGAACGAGTTGGTAAGAAGCAAGCCGGGCGCGAATTGGATGGTCGGACGTGGGACGAGATACACGAGGTAGGCGAATCGTGAACCCTCAAAGAGAGATTATAGTTGACAACTTTTGTGGCGGTGGGGGAGTAAGTACAGGGTGCAAGAAGGCAACTGGAAGAAGTCCTGATATTGCTATAAATCACGACCAAGAAGCAATTAGTATGCACGCCGTCAATCATCCGGAAACGAAACATTACCGCGAAGATGTTTGGCAAGTGGATCCGCGAAAGGCAACAAGCGGGCAACCTGTGGCCCTAGTATGGTTAAGTCCAGATTGTAAGCACCATAGCAGGGCTAGAGGTGGAAAACCGAAGGATAAGAACATTCGAGGCCTTGCTTGGGTAGGCATAAGGTGGGCGGCTACGGTAAAACCTCGGGTGCTTATACTTGAAAACGTTGAGGAGTTTCAAGACTGGGGACCATTGACGAAGGATAACCTTCCGGATCCTAAGCAAAAGGGCAGAACGTTCCGGGTTTTCGTAAATGCTCTTAAGTATCAAGGATATAAAGTGGAGTGGCGAAAACTAAAAGCTTGTGATCATGGGGCCCCAACGACCAGGGAAAGACTATTCATGGTGTCCCGGAGTGACGGAAAACCTATTGTCTGGCCTAAACCTACTCACGGAGATCCCAATAGCCCTGAAGTTAAATCAGGCAAGTTGAAGCCATGGAGGACTGCCGCTGAAATTATTGACCTCGAATTGCCTAGTCCGTCTATCTTTGAAACTGTGGCTGAGATTAAGGAGAAGTACAACCTTAAGGCTGTAAGGCCTCTGGCCGACAAAACAATGAAGCGAATAGCCAAAGGATTGGACAAGTTCTTCATAAAGAATCCAGAGCCCTATATTGTTCAAGTTAACCATGGTGGCGATAACTTCAGGGGACAGAGTATCCATGAACCAATGCCAACTCTTACGGCAAAGCACGGATATGGAATAGTGGCGCCAACACTCTTACAATATCACGACAGCCCCGAAGCCAGAGGGCAAACGGTTGGTAGACCCATATTAACGATTGATTCATCACCAAGATACGCGTTAGTGTCTGCCTACCTGATTAAGTACTATGGACAAGGTGTGGGTCAGGAAGTAACAGAACCTCTGCACACCGTTACCAGTAAGGACCGTAGCGCGCTTAGTGTCGTCCATATCGTCAAGTTCAAGGGCGACAATAAGGGGCAGATGGTTAACGCTCCCTTGCAAACGATAACTGCAAGCATCGGGCAATTTGGGGTAGTAAAAACATATTTGAGAAAAACAAACGGAACCGATGGACTCGGGCATTGGCCGAAAGTCCGGACGATGCTGAACGAATATTGTGATTACCATATCGGTGAAGATGAAATTCTCATAATCGAGATTGACGGAGAGAAGTATTTCATCAGCGATATTGGACTCAGGATGTTAACGCCAAGGGAGCTATTTAATGCCAATGGTTTTCCGTCAGACTACATCATCGATCATGACAGTGAGGGCAAGAAGCTTTCTAAGGCCACGCAGGTTGCGAGGTGCGGAAACGCAGTACCACCACCATTCGCGGAGCATCTTATTAGGGCCAATTTGCTTGAACTGTGTACCGGAAGTGTCGATGGTGAAGGAGTAGGAATGGAGCAATTAGCGCTTTTAAACTGAAGTGAAGAAGGTGAAGAAGTGGGCAGGAAGGTTTTTGTCACCAGTGATATAAGCATTGATGAGAATTTAATTATAGTTGCTGAGCGTGATCCATTGGCGGCTCTAATCTGGCCTTGGATTCTAACCGCGCTTGATGACTGGGGAAGGGCTGAAGCCAAACCTAGGATGCTCAAGGCGAAAGTGTTTCCTTGTAACGTCATGATCACAATTGAGTCTATAGAGACGGCATTGAGTCTTTATCATGACGTCGGGCTGATTGAGCTTTACGAGGTAGCAAATAAACCATACTTGTCGGTTTCTCCTGATAAATGGTTTAAATATCAAACCCATATCAGGAAGGACAAACGAAATGTTGACGAGTCGAAATATCCAGCCCCACCAATTGCGCGAGTTTGCGCGGAGATGCGCGAGGTTCGCATGCAAAAAGAACCGGAATATCTGCAAAACGAACCTTCACCTTCACCTTCACCTTCACCTTCACCTTCACCTTCACCTTTATATACGGATGATAATGATACGTGCGCGAGGGAAAGTGAAAAAACGGATAAGCCAATTTTAGGGCAGGTCCTTGATTACGCAGAAAAGGCATGGGGTAGACTTATTGTCCATAAGGAGATTGAGGTAATTACTCTCGCCATGAACGACTTAACGACCAGGGGGAGCAAGGAGACCAAAGAGTTGATCTGCGATGCAATCGATAGGTGTAGCGGGTACAACGTCAGGAATGCAAAATACTTGGACGGTATAATCCGCCAGTGGCTTGACAAGGGAATCTTGAGCATAGATACCCTAAAGCGTGACGATGAGGCGTTCGGTAAAAAGAAAGAGCGAGCGAGCCCGAAAGGAGTTAAGCCGAATGAAAAGCATCCAGGAGATTCTGAGCCATGGAAAGACGACCCCTACATGCAAGCAATGTTCGGGCCAAAGCCAGAAGACTAATAAATTCGGACTTTATCACACTGGTGCCAATTACAACCTTGCGCCGGTTGAAAAAACATACAACTGCCCGAAGTGTCAGGATAGGGAAATCGTCGAAATTGGGGAAGACGCAAATGGGTTCCCGATTTACGCTGAATGTTCCTGTAAATCAAAAAGGATAGCGTCCCTAAAACTGAAGTCGTCGGGGTTAAGGCAGCATCAACTTAGATACAACCTCGAAGACTACGTCATCAACGAAGGGAACCGAAACATGCTTGAGGGGGTAAGGCGATACCTAGGAGCGTGGCCAATGTTAATTAACTCAGACTCATCGTCAAAAGGCTTTTTCCTAGTTGGGAACCCCGGGATCGGAAAGACAATGCTTTCTTGCATCATCGCGAAGGACATGCTTGATAAAGGGGTTTCGGTCATATTTGTATCTTCTGCCGATTTACTTGCTGAGTTGAGACAAGCTCAGTTTTCGAAGAACGAGGAAGGCATAGAGGCCAAGATAGATGCGTTAGCTAAAGCACCTGCGCTGATCCTCGACGACATTGGCAAGGAAAAGCCCACTGAATGGGTGCAGAGTATGTACTACCGCCTGATTGATCTAAGATACCGTAATAACTTACTGACGGGATTCAACGCTAACTATTTCCCCAAAGAACTGACTGGGCGATTGGGAGATTTCGGGGAAGCAACGGTGTCGAGGATCTTAGGTGTTACGAGAGATCATTTTCTATACGCTAAGGATCTTGATCATAGGATAGTCAGGGATTCGTAAGTAAGTGCGAGAAATTCTATCTGTGAGGTGAAAAACAAATGTCTAAAACATCCTTCGACGAGTCAAAAGCCCTAGCCCTTTACCATGCCCACAAAACCGATACCGAAATAGCCAAAGGAGTCGACTCCCTAACCGCAACCATCCGGAATTGGCGAAAGTACAGAGGCCTGCCGAACATATCCCCCAACGCAAGACCAAGAGCAAGAGCAAGTTACCCTCAAGCAAGAAAAATCATTAACCAGGTAAAGGGAATAGGGGGGGGTGGATTATCGCGAAGCGCTAAGCCCTTCGCAAGCCGAAGCCATGAATCGATTCCTCCGAGCACTAGCTTACGCGGGACAAGAGTGTGCGAAAGCAGGGATAAGGCCCGACGTGAACGGAGCCATAAACGCCTGGAGTGGCAGAACCAAGAGTGATGCAGGAATTAAAGCAGATAACTCGCGGAGATATAAGGAGCGGGTGGCCAATGCCAAGAAGTAGCCATGCAAACTCTCGAACATACGGATCCAAGCTTATCGGGCCAAAAACGGATGAGGTAACGACTGAATTTCCTGTGAAAACGAGGATGTGCGACATTGATCATCTAAACCGCACTGGCGAAGTTAGATATATCGATGAGGAGGAAAAGGGCATGCCGACGATTGATCAAAAAGCGAACACTAAGAAGCTCCGAGCCGATATCACGACCATTGAGCAATTTGATGCAATCGGAAATTACGCGGCTGTTGCCAAGAAATATCATGTCGCTACCATGACCGCTCACGGACTCATGAAATCATTGAGATCCAAGAAAGAGAAGGAGGAAAAACAAATGATCAACAACGCTGTCAAAACAAGTGACACGAAGGTTGAGGAAACCGTAGATATCCTACCAGGGGAGGAAGTAGCCACTTCTGACGAGTCAAAAGGCATAGTTGCGGTAGATTGCCCAAAAGAGGACAAGGAAGAGGCTGTCGATACCCTTCTTGGCAAGATGAGCACAAAGACAGGTCGCTACATTTGTGTAGGTTGCGGCGAGGGAGTCGTAGACGCTGTGGGAGTTTATGCTCAATCCAGTCTATGCCAAAGTTGCAGTGAGGCCTTGGTTGCGGAGGAACAAGGAGTAAACCAAAATCTGGTGGAAGAACAGCTGTCAGACGTGGAGTTCGATTGGGTTATGTCTAAGGTTAAGGTTCAAGAGGTTAATCAGGAGGTTAATCCGGAAGAAACGCTGGAAGAAATCGATAAGCTCATGGACAAGTTGGATGGAAATCTAACTCTGCAAATTGGTCACATGTGGAAGGTTGTCGAGTCTGATTTGGAGATTATCCACAAATTGTACATGGAACGCGCTGAAAGGGAATACGACGAACAGTTATCGAGGGTGATGATGGGTGAAAAAACATGCTTGAATGCTACTCCTGCCTAAAGAATGTTCAACACGATGGAAAATGCGGAGGAAAATGTGGTTCTCGACCTTGCTTGATATTTGAACGTGATCCGCGCGGAGTCAGAGTATACGAGGACAAAACTAAGTTCAAACTTGACTTTGACGATGATATTCCGGAGATCGGAAAACCTGCTCGGAATTGGCTGCTTAGCGGCGTAAACAAAACCATTACATTCACAAAGATTCGCAAAGTTGAGTGGAATAAGGATGCTCGGGGATTACATGGGATTTACGTTTGGGCTGATTACTGGTACTGGTCGGATGAGAATGGGGAGTTGCCGCCAGAGAAGCCAAAGTTGAGGCTTGTCGACAGGAAGTAGACAAATGGGAAATCGAGGAGGAGTAAATCATGAGGAAGCTAATTACCCTATCTGTTCTTTCAGTTCTCCTGCTCACTGGTTGTGGGTCCGATCAGGCCCAAACCGTACCACAACCAGTTGAGCAGGAAGATGAGGATGAAATGGGTTGGTTCGCTGATGAAGTTCTAGACATGGATGATTGGGGCGAAAAGAAAAAGCATAAAACTAAAACTGAAGTCGTTAAACCTCTCAGCCCTAAACCTTCGGTGGACACAAAATCAACTACAAAACCAAAAGTAAGTACGAGTAAAAAGAATCCAAAAGGGCGGTGAAGTTTAATGCAATTTGGTCTAGGATTAATCCTCGGTGGCATGATCGGCATGATAATAACTGCTCTAATGGTAGCGTCGAGCAGGGCAGATGAGGAGGTTAGGAAGAGTTATGAGTAAGGGTCCAGAAATGAATCCATCGGAAACCTATCATGTGCCCTTAGGCGAGCAGAAACGCGAGAGGATGGATGAGTTAAAGGGAAAGCATGGAAGAGAGATTAAGTTTCGTGGCAAAAAGGTAAACAACGACGTATGGGTTTTCGGAGATTTATGCCGAGATAAGGATATCGAAATGGTTGCCATACTCAAGAAGTCGAGTAAGCCTTATGCGTTATCCGACAGTAAGGAAGCGGAGACATACTTTTACTTTATATTGATGGAGGTTAAGCCCGAAACGGTCGGGCAGTTCACTGGGCTTAAGGACAAGAATGGCGTGGAGATTTTCGAGGGGGATATCCTAGGGCTTTATGTCAGAGGCGAAGGCGTAAGAAGATTTGTAGTTGAAATAGGCACTGTGATCCGCGATGTAATAAGCCGCCATGGTTTTATTGATAAAATAGTTAAGGTAGCAATAACGGGCGTTGTATTCAATTGGAATGGTTACCAATTGTTACCTTGTGTAGATGCGGAAGGATTAAGCGATAGCGAGAAAATGGAAGTTATTGGGAACAAATGGGATAATCCTGAATTGATGGCGCAAGGATGAAGCATCTTGAGTCCTCAGAACAGCAAGCCTTATTCTCCTGGGCAAAACTAATGCGGCCCCAACACCCTGAACTCTCGCTCCTCCATAGCATCCCAAACGGAGGCAAGAGAAATGTCCGAGAGGCAACACGACTAAAAAAAGAAGGAGCATTGGCAGGGGTTAGCGATATCTTCCTGCCGGTGGCTCGGGGTGGTTTTCACGGGCTGTACATCGAGTTGAAAGTAAAGGGTGGAAAGTTGTCGGATAACCAAAAATGGTGGATAGAGGAAGTTTCTCTACAGGGTTACATGGCAACAACTTGCATCGGATGGGTCAAGGCGAGTGAGGTCATTAAAGGGTATTTAGAGATGGAGGAATAAGGAAAATGAAACATATCGCATGCGAAACATGTAAATGCAATACTTGCCAAGATGGTAATTGTAAGAGTGAATCATGCAACGAGTGTTGTCTAGAAGGAAATAAGGTTAATCCTGTTTTGGGTGATTGTCATGGGTATTCTGCGCCAGAAAATGTGAAACCATTAACGATACCAAGCGAACCGATCTCAGCTTGGTTCAACAAACTCCTAGTCATCAACGGCCTGTACTATGCAGGAATGAGCAATGACCTATCCAATGATCGATCCGATGCTGTAGTCATAAAGAGCAAAGATGCGCTCTACGCTATTCTGGGCGCTGTGCTTAGTTCTGTTATGCAAGGAAAGCTCGCACTGAAGCGGATTGAGGTTATCAAGGTGAAGGAGGTCCCAAATGAACCGCCAATGCCTAACCTCTTGCAAGGGACAAACTTGCCAATGCAAAACCTGTCCTGACAATAAAAAATGTGGCTATGTTTATACCGGGGATTGTCGATGGATTGAAATTGGAGGACTGAAGCAGATGGCTAAAATTACCGTTAGCTTGACTGATGAGCAAGAGAAGTTCCTGAAACTGTTTGTCAAAAACCACTATCCAAATGCAAAGGATAACTTATGCACTTCTCAACCGATTCACGTCGTTCAATCATACAATCCTCACTATATTCCTTATGCTGAGGATACTGCTGAATACTTTGATTCTGATGACTTGAGGTTTTGTTGGGATACTGATGATTATTCTGATTGGTTCAAAAGTGATGTTGAGGCCATTAAGAGCTACTACGATTATCGGGATGAAGTTTGTCCGATCATGATAAAACCGTTCAACCAAGTCGAATTCTCCGAGATGATCAAGGTTGACGGAAATGATATCCACGTAACGGATTATGATGACTATTTCAGGGCTTATGGTATTGAGAATATGATTATGGCGTGGGAACACGAAGAATGGAAGGATATAGCCTACTTTTTCATCCTTGAAGAAGCAAGAAAGTATATAAAATACCAATCTCATAACCTGAAAAGTCCAAGAACATATACGCTCCATGGCGGTTATGGGAATATTGGTGAATATCATCACTTTTGGGAATTGTTGTTCGGGATTGGTAAGCAACTGAATGAACTTCCTGAGATCGGAGGCAAGAATGAAAAAGTGCGGGGATAAGTTTTGCAGCAACCCAGAAATCAAACTCGAGTTCGACGTCCGGAATTGCGTGGCTACGATCAAGGCGAATCATCCCGAGTGGAAAGGCGCTTGCTTTTACCAAAGAGATGGAGCAGGTTGCCAAGAGTGCGGAGGAAAGCTTGTCAGGGGTAGTAGTTGTAGTCATTGCGTAGAGTGCGGCTGGAGTCGGTGTGGATGAAAACCCTGAAATATAAGGGGGAGTCCTATCGTGTCTGCGCACCACGTCCTAGCGGAGAGGGGAAGTATACCTGTGATGCGTGGAAGGCTAGGACTGGGCGGGAGATCAAGAATACGGAGACCCTTGATGACCTAGCGAAGATTTGGCTTAAGGCGAATGGAAGGGGATGAAGTTTGGATACAACTGAACGAATCACAATCCTGCGTGATGGAGATAGATGCCTAGAGGGGTCGTTACACGCAGACATCAGGCATCTAGTAACAGTAGGTAGTTTACAACGCGACCATGCATGGATGTTGTGCTACGAAGAGGGAAAAAGGGCTGTGATTGCTATGCGGGATATGTTTACTCCTGTGCTAGAGAAGGCGTACGAGGTATTCACGGAGATTTGCGAGATGTTTAACGATGCCCTAGCGATAACCCCTCCTTCTCTAGCTAAATGGTACAACCCAATCGACCGCCACAACTACCGCAAGATGCACCACATGACCATGTTACGAAGGCTTAGGTGTCGATGGAGGACCAGGGAGAGTCGTCGCTCCATGGATGGATTAAGTCCTAAAACTGCGATCATAGACGGCGATCCAAGAGAGTTGGAGGTGATAGTCTTTTGACTGATGCGATCTTAACGACCAGGAGTTTCCCCGAAACCCTAAACGTCGTCGAAAAGGATTGGGGTAACTGGGTAGATGACCTAAAGCTATGTGATGCGGAGACGCAAGACCTTCTGCACGAAATAGAGTTGACTAATTTTGATAAACGTCGAGGTCATCAACTCTGCAAACAACTCCAAGAGGTTAGAAAACGCAGGCGGAATCTAAAAGAGAAAATGGAGTTGCTCAGAAGCATCAAGGAGTTCGTGGATTCCAATAGGCAACTGAAGATCAGCTTGTTCAAGACGCTGACTAGCATGGAGAGAACCGAGGAGAGCCAAGGGGAGCGATCATACTATCCGAGGGTTAGGAATGATCTTGAACTTGCTAAGGACAGGGAGGCTATTCAGAGTCAGGATGTGTGTAGTGAGTGTTGTGCGGAATCCTAGATATGATCAGCCGAGTTACAGCGAAGCAGATACAGTTGTGAATAAAGGGGTGAATTAGTTAGACGGAGGTGGCCAAGTGTGAAAAAGCTAATCGATGAGTATCGAATTACTCTAAGACGTGTTAATAGAGCAAGAACGGAGGCCACCAACAAAGAAGATAGATCAATACTCGCAAGTTGCGTGGACAGCTTGAGCTTTTCAATAAAGTACATGGAGATGAGTAAGCATCCGGACAGTCGGCGAGGGATCACGAGACTAAGCGGGATACAGAGAGAGATACCGGTAGATCCGAGAAACCTTGATTTTGTTCGTGCTGTAGCAATGCAACGTCAGCCATCGGAGGTCAGCGAGAGAATGCGAAAGGCTATTGATGACCTAGGGATCGTGCTTAAGGCCTTAAGCACGAAGGAACAGGAAGCATACTCGTTAGTCAAGGGCAGTGGTTATTCTTTCGGAGCAACTGCAACAATCATGGGAATACAGAAAGCAACCGTCCAAACGCTGGTTAAAAGGGCAGAAGAAAAAATATATTTTATGGTTTTGGATATAAATGACCATGGAATCGTCTTTAAGCAGGATATTCAGCTCGAAATGTTCTAATTTTGTCATACGATTGCCACCTATATATAAGGAGTTGTTTTATAAAAGAGCCTCGAGGCTCTTTTCTTTTTTGAGAAGGCGGTGACCTTGTTGTTGAAGCCAGCATTTGCATACAAGGAAAAACTACAACAGAAGTACAACGAGATTATATTCAAGGATAAATACATGTTCTACAATTGCGATGCTTATTGGAGTTATGAATTTAAGCTTAACCCAGATTCATGGAACTCTATCGAAATGGTAAGCGTTGACTCCCAAGGTAATGTGATTGGATTTTTCAAGGCGGCACTTGATAGATCAGCGGAAAAGGTATCATCTCTAGGGGTTGTGAATTTCCATGACGCAAATTCATTGTTCGCCAAGGACTTGCGGCAATTCGTATTAGACTTATTGTTTAAGTTTAACTTCAGGAAGATTGAATGGGCTGTCGTTATCGGTAACCCGGCTGAGAAACTATACGACAGGGCCATTGCAAAATATGGTGGCAGTGTTACTGGTGTTCATAAAGAAACGGTAAAATTGCAGGATGGCAAGTATTACGATATGAAGGGGTACGAAGTATTTAGATCTGAGTTTAATCCAAGGCGGTGATTGCGGTGGCCAAGAGAACAATGATTCAACCAACCCTTTTTCAATGCCCGAGTTGCAAGAAGAAGTACTTCTCTTATCTGGAAAGAATGTGGTGTCCGGAGTGCTCGGAGGAGAAAGATAAGAGTGCGGGGTCGGATGATGCGGACGAATCGGAGGATAAGGTTTGAACGATAAAATAAAATGGTTATTAATCCTATCAACGTCATTCTTCAGTTTCATCATGGCGTTAACGTCGCCAACAGTGCATTTATATTACATCAAGATAGTAACTCCTCAGATTTATACTGCTGCACAGGTTATATCGACGTTGTCAGCGGCAATCATAACTATGTTCTTGAGCAAGCAAGCCAATCGGGATAAGTTCAAGGGATTCTTTGCCCCAATCCTGATCTTGGATTCCATCGGATTCTTCGTCTTATCGTACCTCGGAACCATGGATGCCAACATTCGCTTTATTGGATTTGCGATTCTTTTCTCCACAACGCTAACAGTTTGGTCAACAATTATGATGGGAGTAATCAATAATACCCTATCATCGGACGAACTCACAGATTTCCAAACGCTTTCTCGTTCCTTTGGTCTCTGGGCAACGGTTACTGGTGGAGTTATGGCGATCTTCTTAATCAATATCCTACCTCTTAACCTGGCTTTATTTCTACAGTGCGCCAGCAATGCTATTTTGGCTGTTTGTGACTATAAGGGGTTTAAATGTTTGAGTTAGTTGATTGCATGAACGTATACCTGAAGTAATCAGGATGGAATATGCGAACAAGATTATTCTGAAGGGGTAGTCCATGGCGGATAAGTTAAGGCTGATATGCGAAAAGTGCGGCATGGGTTGCGATATCCCATGTGTACCATTGAGATCCCTGTTAAAGCTTTACGATGACCTAAAAACAGAAGAGAAAGCAGGAATAATAAAAGACCTCAGAAAAGAACTAAGCTTAGCAGATTATGAAGTGGCAGATGACCTAAGGGTGTTAGGTGAAAAAATAATAAGCGCTATGCCAGAGTTGCACGTCATCAGAGATTATGAGGCAAAGATTGGCTATGTCAGAAGCTTCGAGGCAAAGAAGGATAAGGGAAGACAGATCAACGCAGATTGCAGGAAGGTCAATGGAGTATATACTGCGTACCTTCCTTTTGATTTTGTCGTAACCTTCTATGAACCCAATATTTATCATATGACAGAGAACCAGAAGAAGATTCTAATGTTGCATGAGTTGCGACACATAGGAATCGGTGAAAAAGGCTTCCGGATCGAGAACCACGACGTTGAAGATTTTAGAGATATCCTAGAAAGATTCGGCATTGAATGGAATGGATTTGACCAGGAAGTTCCAGACATCCTAGCAGAAGTAAAAGCAGGTGGTGATGGTGGAAAAAAAGCCAAGCCAAAAGGTAAGAAAAGGTAATGAATGGGTACCGCATGCAAAACAGATTAAAATGGCGGAGTTGCTTCTAAATCCAGAGGACAGAAGAACAAAACAAGAGAAGTGCAAAGAAGTTGACATTACCATGAAAACCCTTTGGAAATGGATGAAGGATAAACGGTATGTCGACTATGTGAATTCACAGATAGACCAATATACAAACGCTGAATTGGCAGAGGTGTGGAAGGCCTTAATCAACCAATGCAAGCGCGGAAATATACAGGCCATCAAATTATTTTTCGAGATGAAAGAACTTCATCCTGACACAAAAGCGTGGTGATGTTTATGGCTAATAGCAAATGGCCAAAGGTACAAGATATGTTATTACTCGTTAGGAAATGGGCAAGAGACGGACTTACTGAGGAACAAATTTGTAAAAATCTTGGCATAAGCAAAAGCACCATGAACGAATACAAAAAGCAGCATCCAGACTTTCTGAATGCCCTAAAAAGGGGAAAAGAAGTTATCATTACCGAAATTGAGAATGCATTGATCAAACGGGCACTGGGTTACGATTTCGAAGAAATAAAAACTTCCATAAGAATGATCGGCGGAAAGGAAACCAAATACACTGAAAAAACCAGAAAGCATATACCGCCCGACGTGGGGGCTTGTGCCATATTGCTTAAAAATAAGGATCGTGGTAATTGGAGTGATAACCCAATGAAGTTAGACATCGAAAGAGAGTTTTTAGAACTTCGCAAGCGGATCGAGGAGGATAAGTTGTTTTGATAATTCATGATATTAATATAAATAGTATCATGAATTATAAAAACAATCCGAGAGAAAACGACCAAGCTGTTGAGGCTGTGGCTAGATCCATTGAACAATTTGGATTCAAGGTGCCGCTTGTAATAGATAAAAACAACGAGGTAGTATGTGGCCATACGAGGTTAAAGGCTGCCATTAAACTGGGTATACAAACCGTGCCATGTCTAATAGCTGACAATTTAACCGATGAACAAGTCAAAGCGTTTAGGCTTGCTGATAATAAGACGGCGGAGTTGGCGGAGTGGGACTTCGACGCACTTAAATTAGAGATGGATGAACTAAGTGAAATGAATCTAGATTTTACAATGGAGGATTTCGGATTTGAGCTTGAGGTCGCAGAGACAGCCCTGACCGAGATCAAAGAGGATGACTTCGACGCCGATGCGGCCCTAGCTGAAATCGAAACTCCGGTAAGTCAGCGCGGAGATATATGGCTGCTTGGTAAACATCGTTTGATGTGCGGCGACAGCACTTCCTTTGATGACGTCAAGACACTGATGGATGGCAAGAAAGCCCGACAGGTCTTCACAGATCCACCTTGGAATGTTGACTACGGCGGGAGTGCCCATCCAAATTGGAAACCGGATAGACAGATACTAAACGACAGCATGAGTACCGAAGATTTTAAAGACTTCATGCTTAAAGTATTTACAACCATGAGTGTGGTCAGTGAACCGGGCTGTATGACATATGTCGTTATGAGCGCCCAAGAATGGGGAAGCCTCATGGACGCCATACGTGAAGCAGGTTATCACTGGTCAAGTACAATTATTTGGAAAAAGGATTCGCTAGTGCTCTCTCGAAAGGACTACCACACCCAATATGAGCCTATCTGGTATGGATGGTTGGAGGGTAGCGCAAGGCTTTGTCCCCTGGGGGATAGAAAGCAAAGCGACGTTTGGGATGCGCCAAGGCCGAAGCGGAGCGAGGAACACCCAACGATGAAACCAATTGAACTGGTGGCTAGGGCAATTTTCAATTCAAGCCATAAGGGCGACTTGGTACTTGATCTGTTCGGTGGGTCGGGAACAACGCTCCTTTCTGCGGAGCAAACCGAAAGGGTCTGCAATATGATGGAGCTAGATCCCAAATACGCAGATGTAATTGTGAAAAGATATATCAAGTATATGGGCAGCGATGCTGGTGTATTTTTAGTTCGTAACGGAGAGGAGGTATCCTTTCAAGAGGTTAATTAAATCGTTGACTTACGCTTAATACAGAGCAATGAATGTACCTACCAAGAACGAAAGGTAGGTACATTCTAATGTCAAAACTACTGATCAACCAACCACCTCTGCAGGTTATACCTGCCTTGGCGGTCAAGATCGGCCTTAACGAGGCAATTATTCTCCAGCAACTACATTACTGGCTAGAGCGATCCGTAAACATACGCGAAGGGCGCAAGTGGGTATATAACGATTACGCCGCATGGCATGAACAGTTCCCATTTTGGAGCGAAAAAACAGTCAAACGCACTTTTTTAGCCCTTGAGAAACTAGGTATTGTTTCCTCTAGGCAATTTGAGAAATACACCTCAAATTACGCGAAACGTAATCGGCGAAAATGGTACACGATTGATTATGATAAATTCTCTGTGATGGAGAATGAAAAACCATCGGAAGCCATACTGGACACCGACAAGGACAAAATGGGCCGTTCATGTGAAGAGGACAAAATGGGTCGTTCAACGTATACAGAGACTGTTACAGAGAATACATCTGAATGGACTGAGAAAGATTGGCCCCTGATTAAAGTTTTAGGGGATGAAGGCTACGATCCGGACACCGATTCCGCGATCAAGCTAGGGCATATAGTTAAGGCTGAGCAAGCCAACCCTGATCAACTGCGCGAGGCACTACAAGAACTTACAAAGCAAAAAACACATATTAATAATCCCTTCGGTTGGGTTCGTTCCAAGATCCGTGAACTGAAGGCCCGCGACGAACTTTATTTCCAGCGCGTGCAGAGGGTATCCAAGAAAAGTCCAGCCACCAAACGTCCAATACGATAGGCCGTTAGACGGAATATGCGAACCAACGTGTCGTGGCATTGGCAACGTGTCGCGACACGTTCCCCTGTGTGGGTTAACCAATCGGATCATGGGCAAATACCCAACTCGGGCGATGTTGGGGGCTTAAAAGGGAAGAGAAATATTAATCAAACTGTTACAAAGGTGTGGTGATGTCATGGCCAAGTACGCAATTCTGCATAATTTCTATGCTGGGGATCCATGGATAAACCTTAGGTTTAACCTGATCGCTGAACGCGGACCTTACTGCCAGATATGTGGAAAGCTAATAGCTATTGCGCGTGAGATCATAGGTCACCACAAGATTGAGCTGACGCCTGAGAATGTGAATGATGCCATGATTTCTCTTAACCCAGACAATATTCTGTTAGTAGACTTCGGTTGCCATAATGTCGTGCATAAACGCTTTGGGCGTCAGTTATCCGCGAGGTCAGTCTTTATCGTCTACGGTCCACCAATGGCGGGCAAGCAAGACTTGGTACAGCAGCGTGTACAACGCGGGGACATTGTCGTTGATATGGATCGACTGTATCATGCGGTGTCTATGCTGCCGAGTTTTGATAAGCCTGACAGCTTACTTAGCAATGTTCGAGGGATTCATAGCTTACTCCTAGATAACATCAAGACCAGGTATGGTAAATGGAACAATGCCTGGGTTATCGGTGGGTACCAAGATAAGTATAAGAGAGAGAAGTTGGCGAACGATCTTGGGGCTGAGCTTATCTTCTGCGATGTCAGTCAAGAGGAATGCTTGAGACGGTTAGAGATCGATGAGGATAGGCAGTACAGGAAGGATGAGTGGCGTGGGTATATCAGGAAATGGTTCGAGCAATATACGGAATAACCCAAATGGAAAATATATCAACCCTACTTATAGGTGTCTTGATTGCGGTCGTGACATTATTGAATACAAGGGGTTTACGATTGATGGGCTTAGGTGTCCAAGATGTCAGGGTCCGATTGTTCCTATTCGGACATCCGAAGGGATCGAAGCACGCAAAGACGGATTGACTGAGCAAGAAGGCAAAGTCATGGATGCACTTATAGCTGCATGGAATGAGTTCTTAAGGCTTGATATAACGCACCCTTCTGATATGCCAGACTTTACGAATGGTATACACCAATGTCAGCAGATACTTGGCATGAGGGTGTTACAAAGGAATTATCCTGAAGGATATCCAGTCAAGCGATAGCTAATTTTCGTAAGGAATAGGGTCTGCAGCCCAACAAGAGCCGAACTCCACGGCTCTTTCCTTATGTTCAAATTTGGAGAACACTGGGGGAGTGTTAATTTGATTAATAATTGCGCTGAGTGCGGTATTGAGTTCGAGAGTCCTAATGCGCGCGAGTATTGCAGTCACAAATGCTACCATAAGCATAATTATACTAAGCAGGAAATAGCGCACGTTTGTGAGTATTGTGGTAAAGACTTTACTTCAAGACAAAAGCGAACAAAGTTTTGTTCTATTGCTTGCGGTAATAAGTATAGGCGCAATGAAAAAGCCGAAGTTAAACACTGTAGGGTTTGCGGAAAAGAGTTAGGTAAACTCGTAAAGGGAAAAGCTTATTGCAGCAAGGAATGCGATGCTGTGTGGGTAAGGGAAAATCCAAGATGGGAGAGAACTTGTCAGATATGTGGAGATAAATTTAGAACTAATGAGAAAAAGCAAGATTATTGTAGTTATGGGTGTCTAGGGAAATCAAAATCAAAACCAAACTCTATCTGCCTAAATTGCAGTAAGGAGTATAATGCACCGAGTAACCATGCCGGCAAGTTTTGTAGTCGCGAATGCTTTGTGAAATATACTGGCATGGTCGAGATAAACAATTACAAATACAAGAGCCACCTTACTGATGCGACTGCGATTAAAAGAGCAAAGCGGTATGGGGTTGCATGGGAGTATATCGACCCGTTGGATATCCTAGAGCGCGATGAATGGGTGTGTGGGATATGCCTGAAATCTGTCAATAAGAGGTTATTGTGGCCACATCCCATGTCTGCATCTTTAGATCACATAATACCGTTAAGTAAATTTGGGACACACACAAAAGAGAATGTGCAAACTAGTCATCTTAAATGCAACTGTAGTAAAGGTTCAAAGGTAGTGTAATACTCCCCCCGGTCCCCTAAAAAAGGTAAATTACTCATGGACA